ATAGAGTTTATACAGGATTTAGACCTTACACAGGTAGTTGAACATGATGATAATGTACAATTTGGTCAAGTGGCTGCTTGTGCAGGAGGGGCTTGTACTATAGATTAGTTAACAATTCATTAACAAACCTAGCTAGAAATAGCTAGGTTTTTTTATTATATTTGTATATGAAAAAGAAGAAAAAATGGAAATCTCAATCTAGAGTAATGAAGGGGTTTGAAAAATTTGTTACTTATGGATTTAAAGGTAGAAAAATAACAGTCCCAATAGAAACTAAAAAATAAAATATGGCAGAAGAAAAAGTAAAAAAGAAGAGTATAGTAGAGGTACTCAATGAGAAGTATGGTAAAGGAACCATTATAGGAGGTGGACAAGCTCCAGACCATTTAGATGTTGTTAAAACAGGGAGTTTAACCCTTGATATTGCAACAGGAGTTGGTGGTAATCCTAAAGGTAAATTGATTGAAATTTTTGGACCAGAGAGTTCAGGTAAAAGTACTTTATGCCTACACTTTATATCTGAATTTCAAAAAGCTGGTGAGAAAACTATGTTAGTTGATTTTGAGCAATCTTTTGATAAAAAATATGCAAAATCAATTGGTGTTAATGTAGAAGAAATGTTTATAGCTCAACCAGAGACTATGGAAGATGGTTATAATCTGATTTATGAAGCAGTATTGAGTAAGGAATTTGGTCTTATTGTTTTGGATAGTCAAACAGCTATGCCGCCCAAAGCTTCTCTTGAAAGTGAAATTGGTGATGCTAAAATGGCTTTACAAGCAAGGGTGAATAATGATGCTCTCAGAAAGATTAAACCTAACTTAATGTCTACAGGAACTACTATGATTACTATTAGCCAGTTAAGAACTAATATAGGCGGTTATGGTGATCCAAATGTTCCATCAGGAGGAAATGCTTACAAGTTTTATGCTGATATGAGATATAAAGTATCTAAGGTATTAGATAAAGCAAAAGAGACAAATAAAACTACTGTAGAAGTGGTTAAAAATAAATGTGCACCACCATTTGGAAAAGCAGAGTTTAATATTATATGGGGAATAGGTGTGGATAGAATGGGGGAATTAATAGATTTGGCAGTAGAATATAAGTTTCTTGAAAAATCAGGAACTTGGTATACAATAAGTGATACTAAATTACAAGATGGAAAACTAAGAGAATTTCTTAGAGATAATCCTGAGTATGCATTGGAATTGGAAACAAAAGTTTTAAACAAAATAAAAGAAAATTAATATGGATTTTAATGAATATCAAGACAAAGCTGTAGCAACAGCTATTTATGGAGCAGGAAATGTAGTAATCTACCCTGCATTAGGACTAGCTAATGAAGCTGGAGAAGTATTAGGAAAGATTAAAAAAGTTCTTAGGGATAAGAATGGAGAATTTACAATAGAGACTAACAAAGCTATAGGAGATGAAATAGGAGATGTATTATGGTATATGGCTGCTTTATGCAGGGATTTAGGTATCCAACTGGATGATGTGGCACAAAACAATATTTATAAACTATTGGATAGACAATCTAGGAATGTTATCCAGGGAAGTGGAGATAACCGTTAATATATGAATATATTGATAAATTTATTTATAACACAAGGAATACCATTACTATCTCTAAAAGATTTAGAGGAATATACTGGGGAGTGGTATGATATAAAAGATTGTCCTTTACGAGATACTGTTTTACCTTATTTAATTAATCAAAAACTACAAAGAAATGAGGAAGAATATTGATTATTATGAAGAAGATGGTGTAGAGAAAGAGCAAGTATTTGAAACACCTATGGAATTGATAGATTTTATAGAGCAAAAGATAGCTAATGAACCTGCTAAGGGTAAATTACATAGTATATGGAAGAAAGAGGTAAATGAATTAATAGATTTATATAATTCTTCTTATACACATATTTATAAACATGTAAAATGATTAGATTAAATAGAAATGAAATACTATTAAAGAAACTGAAATGGAGAGAGGGGTTAATTCCTCTCTCCTATTCCAGACATGCTAAAACAAGATTGTCAGAAAGAGTGGATGGAGAGCTTATTGTAGCTCCTACAGTACTTAGAGTTACCAAAGATAATCTGTATAATGGAAGTATTGTTAATACTGAAAGTACCCGATTAAAAGAAGCTTGTGTAAGATTAGATTATAAGCAGGATAAATGGATGTTTGTGGCTTTGGTATTAGGTAATGGAGCAGTAAAGAGTATTTGGGTAGAAAGTAAATTTAAAAAGAATGACAGAAAAACAACTGAGTTACGAAAAGAGGTGGGAATTATTTCGGAAGATTTGGTCAAAGAGACCCCACAAGTCCCAGGTTTCTGGAAAAGGTTTGGGAATACAATTAAAAAGTACCTTTTGCGATCATCTACTGGAAAGGAATAAATATCCAGAAGTAGCATTAGAAGAGTGGAATATACTTTTAGTTACTCCTGATGAGCATACTAGAAAGGGAAATGGTTTTCCAGGAATAGAAACAGAAACAGATAAAATATATAAATCACATATTAAAAGAGCAAAAGAAAGATATGAAGCCGAAAAAAATGATAAAAATCCTGAAGAGGGAAGCTAAAAAGATACCTTTAGAAGAGTATCATGTATTTAACAAATTTTATAGACCTTTATTTCAGGATGCAGAAGGTAATCTTCATTCTGAAAGAGAGGAAAAAGATGGTAGTAAAAGGAGAATGGTATTTGGGGTAGTTGAAAAATACCCTGTTAATCATGGGAGAAGAGTTAAGAAACTCTATAAACAGTTCGGCATGTCAGGAGTTGATGCTTACTTCTTTGTAAAAGCTGGTATGGTCCAGCAAAGTAGATTATAAAAGAAAAAGCCCTTAGTTATTAGCTAAGGGCTTTTTAATTTACTCTTCTCCTTCACCTTGAATTATAGGTGGAGCTGTAGTTCGCTTAACCTCTTGAATAATACCACCTTCTACACCTCGTTTAATAACTCCTGAAGTTAGTTCATACAACTTACTTAGCATCACCCATTTTTTAGGCTCTGGCTCAGTAGTATTAAATACAATGTGTAATGTATTATGTAATACATTTAACTCTGCACCAGATATACTAAACTGATCAGTGGGTTTCCACTCATAGTTAGCATCTGGGTTAAAAACTTTCTTTTCAAAAACTACTTCTGCTTCTTCAATTTTACTAGTATCCATATAAATAAATTTATTTATTACAAAGATACAAAGAAATATGTTAAAGAAAAGTTAAAGTGCTGGAATAGTAAAAGATACTGCACTTATATTTTTAATAGACTTAGAATAACTTAGTCTTATATTAAGCATAGAGTGTAGTTCATTTAACTTCTCTATTACTAAAGATAAGTAAATAGGTTTAGATGTAGCTATTCTAAAGCTATAATTAGATAAGTTTTTTCTTACCTCCATTGTAGATAATTCATCTACCCCATTTAATACTCCCTCCAATAAATTAAAATAAGATCTTTCATTATCAGGAATAACTTTTGGAATATCCTTAAAATATACTGTCATATCACGGTGCAGTCGTAGTAGTAGTAGTAGTTGTGGTAGTCGTAGGAGTACCAGTAACTGTCATTGTCAACTCTCCTCTACACAAAGAGTCAGCAATTTCCTGATGAAGATGTAGAATTACATCTGTTCCATCAGTACTAAAAGTACCTAGATACCCTAAATTACTGTTTAACTCTGCTACCAATGTGTCTATATCAGTAGAACTTGCATCTATGGTAGTTACCATAACCTCTGTATCATCACATAGAATAGTCAATGTGATTTCTGATATATAAGTATCAGCAGGTGTTTGGGTTAAGGATGTGAATGGGAAACAACAAGTTGTTTCTGTTTCTTCTACCCATCTGCCTATAGATGGTTTTTTTCTACGGATAACTCCACTACCAGCAATTCTCCTGCCTTGGTAGTCTAGTCTTGTGAAATACTTCATACTTTTATCAATGCTCATTTTTTGTGGATTTTAAAATTGTTTTTATATAATAATTGTTACAAAATTGTTTATTAATTGGATTGTTATACACCTCTGTTAAATATTCAATATCTTGTTGTGGGGTAGATACTAAATATTTGGAATTTCCTTTGAAAAATAATGGACCTTCTAATGTTATTCTTTCTCCATTTTCACTTCTTTGATTAGCTACTGCTATTTTCTCATCAGAGACCACTCCGGCATTGTGTAGGATAAATACTTCATCTAATCTTTCTATTTTATCAGTACTCCAGGCAAAATCAAACTCTTTAGGACATCTTGTTTCTGAAGTTTTCCAAAGATTATATAGAACACACCACATATCTGCACACCATGACTGGAACCCATTATTTTCTCTTTCTTGAGCAGTTGTTCCTTGCATATATATCTGGTTAATATCAGATAAATACATTTTTATTTCACAACAGGTATTAAAGCAATCAACCCAAAATTGTTTAGTTATATTCTTTAGTAGATATTGTGCTCCGCCAGTATGTTCATTATTCTTAGTTATAAGTTCCCTAGTTATACCACATATATGTCCCAATCTAGATACTATATCTAATTTTTTAAACTTCTCAATTTTAAGAGGGTTTACTTTATCTAATTTAGAATCCAGATAAGGTTGCCAAAGATAATTATCTGTTCTTTCTATATTACCAGTCCAGGATAAATAATTAATTTTATCTTCTAAATATGGGGTAAAGTCAAATTTCTTAGTAAATACTATATCTGTATCACAATAAAAAATAGCTTCTTGCTCTAAATGTGGAAATTTCTCCCAGTGTTTTTGCAGACAGTATAACCTGCATAAAGGAGGATAACCAAAAGCCCTTGCAGTTTTCATTATATTCTTATCATCATAATAAAAAAACTGAGCTTCAGGAAAATCCTGTTCTAAAGTTACCCATTCTGTATGGGTGCTCTCTTGAGATTTGTATATAAGTACTCTTGCTTTGTCTGAATAATCAAATTCTTTTAAAGAGGTTAGAAGTACTCTGGTTTCCCAGGCAAATCTTAATTTATTTTCTGTACAACAGATTATATTGAGGTTCATATTTTAATAAATCTTCTTTACTAATAGGTAATAATATACCATTTCCTTTATCTGTTGAGTTAACCGTGTAGTTATTGAAGTTATTTGGATTATAAGGATCTCCAGATGTTTTCCATACTGGAATTGTACCACTCCAATCATAAATAAAAGTAGCCTTACCGTTAGGATCTACATATATTTGATGATTATTTATCAAAGGTTGTACCCATTTATGGTGTAAATCTACATTTCTTGGGAAGTAACCTTCTGATTTTAAATACTCATAGTTTACAAATATAGAAGGCTCCAATACATTCTTTTCCAGAGACAATTTATCATGTGTTTTAAACCATGATTTTTCAGGTTTATAAGCCAGTAATCCACCCCTTTTATACCCCTCAGCCCCTTTGGAAAAATGATCAGGTAAATATATATCATCATCATCCATATGTACTACTAAATCAGCCAAGGGGATGAACTCTAAAATATCATTATATATTTCACCAAGATTATTATAATCTCTTTCAGCTCCTAATTTGGTACTGTGGTTGATTACAATAATTTTTTTATTTGGGGGAAGTTCAAAATCCCCTAGCTGTTGTTCTTCTTTTGCATTATTATAGATAAATAGTGTAGATGGCCCAGTATAATCTTGTTCAAGAAAACACCTTATTACTTTCTTTAAGTGAGAAACCCGGTTCTTAGTAGCACAAATTCCGATTATTGATAATTCCTTCATTTATTTAAAATATAGTTTAGCTTCTTCAGCTCTCCTTCTTACCAATCCAGGTAATACTTTGCCTGAAGCTTTTACCCATTTATTAAATTCTCTTGTTATAGAAACATCTTGTGGGTTTATATTTACCTTTTTCAACAAGGTACTTATCCTAAGATTTTCAATTCCAACATTGTAAGCAAAAGATAATAGTGCTCCAAATTGATTATCAGTTAAAGTTTGCATAAGCAAAGGTAATACTTTATTACTGAATTTCAAAATATCTTGCATAAAATATTCTGTAGCTTGTTGTTGAGTAATAGTATCTCCTTTTTTAACTTTTTTACCATTTGGGTATATAGTTGTACCATAACCTATTGTCCAAGGATCTCCTCCGCTTCCTGGGTCTGGGTATGCATTTAATTCTAATCCTTCAAAAGACTGAATAAGTTTTATAGTTTCATTATTTATTTGCATATTATGGATTTTCTGGTGTATCTGGCGTTATATTACTGCCAACTATATTTTGAAAAACACTTGGATAGTCGTTATCACCATAATACCCTTTGGTAAATTTCTTAACAAGGATTTTACCTAGATTTTCAGCAGTGATGAATCCTAATCCTCCCACTATTATTAAAAAGTCATATTCTAATATAACCTTTAATACATCATTCATTATTTTTAAAAACTCTATATCTCCTTTTGTAGGTCTTATAGCTACAAATGTAAATAATCCTAATATGAGAAAAGAACCTACAATAAAGTGCAGCATTGCCACTAAAGTTATAAACCTCTTAGAAGACCTGTCATTTTCAGAATCTAGGAGTTCATAAAAAAATTTCTTTAGTGTTGTCCTGCTCATTTTTTACTTCTTATCAATCTTATTTTTTGTATATGTCCTTTTATATCATTAATATCTTCTGTAGATAGGTCAACATTATGCTCATTTAAGAAAAGACTAACAACGCCTTCTGTTAAATTTTTACCCACCTTAAAATTATATGCTTTTTTTATACCATACATTCTATATGTAATAGCCGTTTCATTATCCATATCATCTGTTGTGATTGAATAACCATCTGGAGAATTTTCTAAATTGATTAACATTGTTGCTATAATAGAACATGGAATATTTTGAAACTCTTTTATTATAGATTTTGTATTAATATCTGTCATTTCATTTCTCATAGAAGCATTTTTAAAACTAACTCCTTGAAATGAATTAATACCGTTATGATAGTCTATTAACGAAACTCTATTAAATTCGTATTTATCTCTTAATGAGGCTAGTTCCTGATTAATTAAAACAGCTTGTTTCATTGAACGATGAAAAATTCCCCCCATATCTCTTTTTCTTATTTGTCTTATAACTAAATCAAAAAGAGCTTTACAAAGTATTAAAATTGTTGCCCCTATTAAATAACCACCTGCTGTTAATAAATTTTCCATTGTTAGTTTTAGTATATACCATACCATGCTTGATTTGTGTTTACGTTAACACCTGAAAATGCTATTGTTGGTGATGGTAGTGCTGTTAATGATGAGATAAATCCTGCTGTTTTAGCACTATTTGTAAAGTCATTTATTTGATTCTGCACACCTGTTAAGAGCATTGCAATTAGTGGTGCTGTTGTTGTAGCTGAAGAACTCCATATACCAACAACCATATAAAATCCTGCTGCTGCTGCGTAGGTTGATGAAAATTCCTTACTTCCAATAGTATTACTTGTTGTTTTCTATATATTTCCATCATTTGTAGATGAAGCAACTAAAGTAAGAGTCCCACCTGAATTTGTTTCAGTAAGGATAAGATAAAAGCAGAAGAATACAATAAGTACTTGTGTAATAAGGAATATACCTGTTACTATTAAGGTAACGAACTTTCTTAATGAAGATACTTCATTACCAGTCGCTAGTTCCTTAAAGTACTTCTTTATAGTCATAATATATTATTTTTTATTAACTTATACAAATAATTTTATAAGTTAATATAAACCCATCCATATTTCAGTAGAAGATGCTGATAATCCTGAAAATAATTGTGGAGAAGGAATAGCTGTTTGTCCAGATAAAACAGCTTGCATTTTAGCACTATTTGTAAAATTATTAATATAGTTGACACTTGAATTAACACCACCAAGTATAGGTATTTGGGTAAATGCAGAATTACACATAATTAGTGCACCTATATAATATCCAGCTGCGGCATTGTATGTAGATGAAAAAGCCTTACTGCCTATTGTTCCAGCAGAAGCCGCCCAAACATTACCATCATTTGTAGTGCTTGCCACTGTAGTTAATGTTCCACCTGATATCGACATTAAACTTAATCCATTATAATTATTCGCTGTTATACCACTATTTAAAACCTGTTTCCATAACATACCCGTTAAGAGTGCTGGTTCTGGAAGATATAAAAGGCTGTAAAATACTCTATTGTTAACCAATGATATAGTACCTGTTGCTGATCCTAATCCTCCATTTACATTTTGACCTTTAATATTTGAACCTAAAAATTGATAAGCTTTTGTAACTATATCTGTTGATATATCTGCTGAACCATCAAAAGAAATACCATTAATTTTTCTTGCTGTTTGTAATGTTGTAGCTGTACCAGCATTTCCTGTTATGGTTGATATTGTCCAGGTTCTATCAGCAGATAAATCAAAAGCTGTTCCATTAATAGTTAAACTTCTACTTGTCAATACAGCCCCTGATAAAGAGGTTAAATACCCTGCATCATTGATAAATAATGATATATTTTCTCCTGTTAAAGCAGTGATTGCTCTGCTATCAGTAAAATATAGGTTTGAACCCTCAGCCAGATTTGAAGTTGAGCAGGTACTTAAAGAAGAACAAGAAAAAGAACCTCCTGAACCAGTTTGCTTTATATTACCCTGATATGTAAATACTTTTACCATATTAATTTATTCTGGAGGCACTGCCCATCACTACAAATTGTGTTCCTGAAACAGAGGATTTAGCCCATATATAATCTCCATAATCTAAAACATATGGAGTATCATCTTCTACAACATCCTCTGCATCAAGGGTAAATTTATATAATAATTTTTTTGTATTTGGGATCTTCCTATATAAGTATACTTCTAACACATAAGCATTTAGATTAACAAAGGATAACCCTGTTATATAACTCTGAGTATTAATAGGAGGACCATATATTAAACCTCCTACAGTACTCACATCTCCTTGTGCTGGTATTATCATACTGTGTTAAGTAATACTATTCCTGTATATGGTTGTAAAATTATATTTCCTGTTTTTGTTGAACCATCCTTAGCATCTATATAAACTCCTGCTCCAAGAGCAATTGTCTTTCCTACTCCAGTTTCATTATAATAATGAACAATTTTTGAAGAATTAGCTACGGATAATGGTGAATTAGTGGCATTAGCATCCTTTCCACCAGTAAATGGTAAAGCTTTATAAGCAGCTAATGTGTATTTTAAATCTACTCCATCATCTACCCACATTTTTGCAGAACTATCATCTATAGGTTTTGCATACCTATTTCCAGTAAGAATCCATGAAGAAGGTAAAGATGTAGGTATTTCTAAATAAATAGGATATTGATTAGACTCTTTAGCTACATAAGTATTGTTTGTATAAGTATGGGCTAAAGGAGTAATATTTTTAACAACATGACTTCTTAATACTCTTTGTCCACCTAAGAATACGTTATTATTTGTTACATTGTTATAACCACCATTCATAAAGAAACATCCTACTGTACCAGCTCCATTATAACAGAAATTACCAATAAAGTCTGTATCAGAACTATTTCCATCATTGTATATACAATATCCTTCTAAGTTAGAGTATGGAGTACCATCACTAACACCTGGAGCACTTATAACAACATTACCTTGTACCAACCTTCTCTTAGTATGTGTGTCAATACTATCATCTCCATTATTAGGATAATTATAGATGCTTCCACCATCATCTTTTATATAATTGGTGTTAATAACCACATTATTCACAATCTCAGTACCATCTCCATCCCATCTAATACCTGTATAACCAGAGTTGGTAATAGAGTTACGATATACTTTACAATTATCTCCTGCAAAGCATACAATTCCACTATAACTTTCATCTCCACTAATACCCATTCCTAGGAGATTTCCTGCATTGAGTATTATATTATCAGAAATAATAGCATCATCTGTGCTTCCCACATGAATTCCTCCATCATTACATTCTGTGATATTATTATTAATTACATTAATACCATTACTTTTTCTACGATTAGTGTAGATTGCATTTTTACCAATAAAGCTAAAATTACAATTTTGTACTGTTATACCTGTATTACTTACAAAATCTGATAAATTAGCAAATACACCATAAGAATTATAACCTTCAAATTTAAGATTGGTTATTTTTATGTAATTGTAATTGTTTAAATTAACACCTATATCTAATATAGGAGCTTTAACATTAGTTGGACTAGTAGTACTATATATTGTTATCTTTTTAGTAGTACTATTATAACACCAATCATTCTGGGCAGTACAAGCTTTTATATGATTTTGTAAAAAGAATCCCCACCCAGCTTCTGGAATATATTTAGGATCAGAAGCTGTAAAAGCAATAACATTACCAGATTGACTTGTAACAAGATACCTATCTAAATGCCACCTAGCTGTTTTAATAGCTACATCTGCACCAGTCCAGTTAGTTACTGCACTATTTAATTCTGAAGCAGTTATAGTTGTTTGAGAAGCAGCATCCATTACCCAGTATCCACTCTTAGGCATTTTACCATATGCAGTATTAACCCCATTTATGGATATAATATTACAAGTGGATAAAGCTCCTATAGCAGAAGAAGACTCCCATAAATTAGTACCAACTGATACCCAAGTATTTATACTGGAAAATCCAGATAATATAGGGTCTACACCTATTCCATATGCTCCAAAAGTTATTGGATTACCAGATGTTCCAGATCTTGTTATATTTATATTACCATAATGAGTTTGTCCTCTTTTAAATAATACAGAATTTCCTGGTTGTATAGTACCTGCTAATAGAGCTGAGTTTACTTTAGTAGTACTTCTCCAAGCAGTTATTTCACTTGTACCATCATTACTATCCACACCAGATATAGAATCAACATAGAATGTAGGACTTGTGGTTGTAGAAACTGTCACTGTTAAATCTTGAGTATCTGTATAAGATTCCCAAGGAGCAGCTAACCATATTTGTAATCTAAACACATAAGTACCTGTTGATAAACCAGTTATTGAAGTACTCACACTATTAGGATTACTTATAGTACAAGCTGGTCCACTAACTTTAGTCCACTGGTAAACCCCTATAGTTACAGAAGCTGTAGAAGCACTTGTAAGACTTAGAGTAGAGGGATTAGTAACACTTAAAGTTGTTATAGGTATAGTTGGATTTGAAGAAAGAGCTATTTCTGCATTAAGAGTTGGAATTAACACAACAGGAAATACAGTAACAGTTACATCATCAGTATCTGTTGCTCCATTATTGTCAGTTACTGTTAGTCTAAATATATAAGTTCCTTCAACTAAATCAGTTACACTTGTATTAAAAGATGAAGGAGTAACAATTGTTGGAGTATTAGGTCCAGAAACTCTAGTCCATAAATAACTTACTATAGTCCCATCAGAATCTGTGGCACTTCCATTAAGTATTGCATTACTAGGTAATTGAACACTTTGATCAGGTCCAGCATTAGCTATAGGTGGAACATTTATTGGAACTGCTGAATTTACAGTTATGGTTACAGAATCAAACCCTACAGCACCTTGACTATCAGTAGCTGTTAATCTAAATACATAAACTCCCTCAATTAGATTGGATATAGTTGTTGTTAACAGTATTGGATTTATAATACTAGCTGTTGATGGTCCAGATACCTGGGACCATAAAGTAGACACTATACCAGCATCAATAACTGTACCTGTAACCGATACACTACTGGTAGGGAGAGTAATAACTTTATTAACCCCTGCATCTACAGAAGGTGGTAAATTTATCTGCCCAGTCCCTTTTTTACTACGAGCTAATATACCATTTCTTGCTATACTTCCCATTATAATTATTTTTTATCACCGTCAAGAGTCCATTCTCTTGCTGATATTTTTATTAATACAACTGCTGAAAATATGTCTGAAATTTCCCATTCATTTCTAGCACTTCTAATATTTGAAGTACTGTCACTTACAAAAAATACTCTACCTTTTCCATATCTTCTTACAAGAATCTCAGATTCTAAAGAAGCTGTAGTTGCTGGAACTACTATAGTTACATCGTTAGGACTATCTACTATAAGATGTTTTCCTTTATCAGATGCAAGTATTGTGTAATTCCCTGTTATTTTTTTAATCGCTGCCATTTTTAAATATTTTATTAAAACCTAAATTGAATACTACATTAAATACTAATCCTAATACTACCCATATTCCTATATTTATATACCAAATATATGGTAATAGTATGCAAAACATAGCTAAAAAGCTGAATATCATTAAACTATTAAACACATGATACCCATCCCAAGGATATTTTGTTAGTGGTAAAAACTTACCTTGTTTCTTAATATCAAAGAAATCTTTCCACTTTGGAAACCATATTGGAAGTTTACCCCCTTTATGAAAAAGAATGGTATCAACTATAGATTTACTTATAATTGCTAAAGTTAATAATATACTAATAAACACTATGTTAAGTACGCTTATCAAAATAATTTTTAAAGAATAATAGTATTGTTAAAGAACCTGTTACAACAATTAATAAAGCTACTGTAAAAGTAAAAGAACCAATATTAAATGTTGATAATATAAGCATTAATACTATTGTAATCAATAGTAATATCCAAGGATAGAATTTTTTCATACGCCAAATATTAATACTAATAGGGTAAATAGAGCATAAATACCAACTATAAACCACTTAAATAGTTTTTTCTTATTAGTTACTTCTTTATGTACAATAATCCAAGGAATAAGACAAACTATAAAAATAATAATCAATGCTAATAAAGTATCCATATTTTTTAATTTTAAACTAATTTAAACTCCACCTACTGAGCAGAAATTTAAAATAGTCATTAATTCTTAGCCAAAAGAACTAATAATGTATCCAACAGCTATTCCAGCTAATGCAGAAGCATCTGTTTCTGAAGGATTGTCATTAATAGCACTTTGAGCATTAATTTCAGCAACATCAAAGTCTGTTTGTCCACCTGTTGCTCCTTGAGCTTTTACTATTAGGCTATAAAAAGCATCTTCTAATAGTAGTTTCATTACATTTTCTTTTAAAGTCATTGTTTTTTGTTTTTATTTAATTATTAAGGATAGATTCTTATTTCAATTGCTGTATTTTGTAGTGTCTCATCTACTCCTGAAAATGCTACGGCATCATTTGTATTAATGCCTATAGTTGCTGTAGAATGTATAATAAATCCAGTAATATTAAATGTTGCACCCGCCACTTGGTTCTGATTTGAAATATACACCTGAGTTTTATTAGCAGTAAACGGCCCCCCAGAAGTAGCATTTATTGTATAATCACCTACAGAAACTCTGCTCGTTGTATAGCTTACACCAGTTGTATTTTCAAATATTGTAAATGTTGGTGCACTTGTACCTGTTTGAGTTAAGTTACCAACTAATACTTGATAAGGTCGAGGGTCAGGTTTATTAGATAGTTTACCAGTATTATCACATACTACCATTTTAACTGTTCCTGTGGTAGAAGGAGCTGTTGAATCTGTATCTAAACTATTTATTGTAACTTCTCCAGAATATGATATTTTAGCAATATTTATAGGTGTACCATTAACATCATTTTGTATTTCTAAAATGTTTCCTGATGTTTGATTAGCTAGCTGATGTAGTTTAAAACCTTCATTAGTTGCATTTGTAATTAATTTTAAAGCTCTACTATCCATAGTACCAAAAGTAGAATGAGCACCACCTATTAATACTCTATCTGAGTGAATATAAAAAGCAGAACCTGTAATAAATGTAGTTAGATATCCATCACTTCCATATAAACTACCACCTGACAAATACATACTAGCATATCTAAATCCTAATGAAGTATTTGATTTAAATTGAAGTGTATTAGATTTACCTCCTACAGTAATTCCATCATCTTCTATTCTTAATGTACCATTATTTAAAATAGAAAATCTATCTAAAGAATTCGTAACATCTCTAATACTAAAATCACCTCCATCTGTATATGCTAAGGCATGAGTTTTTGCTCCTGCTGCATTAGTTAATTTAAGCATATTACTTTGTCCTAACGAACTAGTAGCTATATTTAATTCTCCACCATTACTGATGGTCCAAATACCACTCATAAAACCTGTATTAGCCCCTACATAAAAGTAGTTGCCAACTCCAGGATTTGCTTCATCTGAAACTTTAAATATATTAGTAGATGTAGAAGGTCCTTGGATAGACATTAGAGATTTAGTATCGTCTGTAGATACTAATTCTAAAAGTCCATGAGTATTTGCAGGGTCATATGTAAAACCTGTTGCTCCACCAAAAGCTACACCTCCATCGTTAAATTGTAATTCTCTATCATTACCACCTGGTGTAGTAGTATTTGGAGTTCCTATATCTCCAAATAAATACCATTCTGTAGCAGATACTTTAATAAGAGTAGCACCACTACCCTTAGTAGTTAAATTAGTAGCTCCATTAGCTGATAGTATAATAGTTGCTCCAGCAGGTAAGATATTTACCTCTCCAGAACCTCTTCTTGCAAAGATAAATGATGTTCCTATTGAAAAAGCTACAGCAGAGTCAACGATAAAATCTTCATCTGTAGCAGCATGCATTTCAAATAATGTATCAAAGTCTGCATCTTCTAATTGTAGAGTATAACTAGTTGTTTTAGTAGATATAACTGTAGGAGTAGCAGGGGGAATATCAGAAAGTAAAGCTAAAGTTCCAGAGTTTGCTGGAAATTCAACTGTATTTCCTGAAACTAAAGATGCTCTTAGTGTAATTTTATAACCTAGAGAATTTGTTAATAATATTTTAGGTTCAGTATCAACACCAAAAAAAGAATTAACAGTGTTATCAGTTGCATATATGTCAATATATGAATCATCACCAAATAATACTATATTTTGATTAATAGCTGTATTTCCCTCATCCAGTACACTTTGTAAATCTTGGGTCCCACCTGGTCCACCTGTAGGTGTATATATAAGTTCCCAAACTTGAGTTGTATTATTCCAATCCCAGATAGTACCATCTGTGGTATTTAAGTATATAGCATGTGTATGCCCAGGATCATTTAAAGGATCATTACTACCATACAAGAACTCAAAAGTACTTGATTGAAGATGGCAAAGTGTCCGATAAACAAACCTAAACCTATTATTTATGTCTGGAGCCATATTAGCTTGCCAGCGTAAAGGTTTATAATTACAGATATTCATAGATATTTATTAGAGTGAGTGGTAAAATTAGTTTATTATCCTGTAAAAACCAAGGGATTTTAAAGATTTTGACCTTATATAGCATTATCTCATAGCTCTTGCTTCAGCAGAAGTTCTTATACCCCTTTCTTTAGCTTCTTCAGGGAATACTATAGGTAATATTTCTTTTTGGAATTGAGAAGCAAAAGGCATAATATCAAAGAAGTACTTTTGTGGGTAAGCTTCTTTTTGCCATTCTTCATTTTCAGTAACATACCCTGCTGTTTCTTTACCAAAAGAGTAGAATACTTTAGATACTTTACTTAGTAATCCAAGTGAAGGAGCTACTGAACCTCTGGTTATACTCTCAGCAGATGTAGGATTATAGTAAAACCACATCTCATCAGAGATTTTATTGATTGCTTTAGCCCAGAACTTGTACCTATTCTTTGTTAAATCATCCTCTTCTTCTGGTGGTTGAGCTACTTTAGCAGCAACTACAAGACCTATAACAGAAACAAGAATAGCTAATTCTTTCATCTCAGCCCGAAGTTCTTTCCGCATCATATCAAAGAATTCAGACTCTGTAATCTGTAATTCTAAACCTGTTTTTTGATAATAGGCTTCTCTTTTTTGCTCAAGCATTTCCTGCATAATAGCTATACCCTCTGGAGTAGCATTTATTATATCTTTGATCTTATTTATTTTAGTAAAACCTACATGCATTATAGTCTTAGCAAATAACCTTGTTCTACCATATTCCCATTGTCCTAATACAGGGTCTTTCTTAATATCCATAGCCCTTAAAGAAACCTGTTTAGGTATCCAGTTCTTGAACATCATAAAAGACTGAGCCAATATATTCCTTCTATATTGAGCCTTGTTCTCTGAAGACATCTGACCAGTTATATATCTACCATATTCAGTTACTTTTGTTCTGTACCTGGAAATCTCTTCCTGGGCAACTCCTGGAATCTCAACTATACCATCTTTATTAAAAGTAGCTATTTTAGGCAGGGATTTGGTCTCTTTTAAAGTCTTAATCTCTGCTTCCATATCCTTCTCAACTTGAGATAAAGTAGCAGAATTTTCATATCTTTTAGCATTCTTTTTCTGAACATACTGTCTGATATTCTCAATCTTTCCATCTACTACCATACTATTCTCCAACCAAGAATATGCATTGGTAAGCTGGTGAGCTACATCACCAATTCTATTAGTAGACATTAATACATCCTGAAAAGACCAAACTGATAACCATTTAAGTGGAGATTGTTTCCAAGCAATTTTCTTTTGTCCTTCTTTAACAATGTCCTCATTTAAAGGTATAATCAGATCAATTAATCCTTTTACTACATTACCCTCTTTACCAGTAAAAATACTACCTACTACCTTTGCAAAATTCTTATGATAGTCAGCTACTGTGTAATATAACCCTGCATTAACAACTGACTGCATAAAAGCCCCTACAAAGTTAGGTATGGCTACTAATAGTTTTAAACCTACTGCCAAACCTTGTGTATAAGTATTAGCCTGTTGAATACTTTTCTTAACAGACATTGACCTCCTTAATTTATCTTCTTCAGTACCTTTAGTTGTTTTAGAAACAGCCGTATCTATTAAGGTATCAGTATCTTGTCTCATACCATATATAGCATCGTCAGTCATTACTTCTAATACAGCAGCATTTACTTCATTTGAATCAAACACTTTTGGAACATCTCCTTCAAAAACCACCTTGCCATCCTTTGCTTCAAAGTGTCCTTTAGCTTTTTCAACAGTATGCATAGCCAATAGAGTCATCTCCAGATCCTTAGAAGTTTCATATTCCTGTAAAGCCCTGATATATAAAGGGATAACCTTTAATAAATCAGTAGATAACTCATCTTCCCTACCTTCTTTATCCCCCTTTTGGGTAAAGAACTTAGGTATGGATTTTGCTAATTTACCAGTCTCAGGGTCAATTTTTCCATATTCTACACCTTCATCTTTCTGTACTGTAAAGGCATCTGATAAACTACTATAAGCCCCTGATAATATGTTTTTACTTTGTTCAAGTCTTTCCAGAGTAGTTCCTAAAACAAATGGGAAAAACCTCATAGAGTTACCTTGTCCTAAATATCCTTGTTTAAAAGCTCTTCTATTCAGTTCAAAGATAAAATTGTACATATCCAGTGCTGGACCAGATAGTTTCTTAAACTCTTCAGTATAATGATTTTCTTCTATAATTGCCTCTTTTACAAGAGCTTGGAAAGACCTGTTTTGGAAACCTTCAAATCCCTTACCTCTGAATATATCAAAATCTTTTATAACTCGGTTTCTATGACTTTCCTTTTGTTCTCTATTTTCTTTTTCATCAGTTGTATATACTGTTTCTTCAATTTGTTTAAACCTCTTTTCAATAAGGTCAGCTACTAAGTCTCTTAATTTTTTCTCATCAACATTTGCTAATATAAAATTAGCATCTTCATTTTCATAAGCATCCCTTAAAGCATCCCAAAATTCCTTTTTAGTTTTCCTTATTAATTCATGCCCTTCACTTATAGCCTTAAAAGGATTAGATGGATAAGCTTTTTGTAACTCAGTATATATCTTACCAAATTTCTCTATCTCAGCAGCTACTAATCGCTTATCATTACTCCTTGCTTCCAGTACAATTTTGGCTGCAAGGTTCATAGTGGCATTAGGAAGTTTAGTACCTTCTAAGAAAGAGTTTATAATCCCCTGTACTTCTTTTGTAGCAGATAAAACTTCAGTAGGGGAAAATCCCTGTTGTAAAGCAGCATGAGCTACATACTTTTTAAGTAAATCAGTAAGTTCTTTTTTTGAATTCCTAGCAGCAGAAGATGCAGCACTAAGATTTTTTAATGATGTAGCAGCATCTTTGTCAAGATTCTCTTCCCCATATACACTTATAAAAGCCTTATCCAGATTTGAATAAGTCTCTGCACTTTTTAACAAGTCCAGTAACTCATTGATTTGTTTATTAATATCTTCTTTTTCAAAAGTAGCAACATCTAATTCTTTATACTTATCAATAGTCTCTAAGATATTCTGTTTGAAAGTTACTGCCTCAGCTACTAAAGGTTTAAAATTTAGAGCTACTTGTAAGTTTCTAATAGCTACAGACAACTGGTTAAGTCCCTGTATCTTTATATATCTTTCACCTTCTGGTCCAACAGGTTTATCATAAAGCTTTTTATAGTGTGCTTTTAAAGCTCTTACAAGCTGGTCAACATCTTTATTTCCAGTAGATTGGTCTTCAGGTACTACAGGTAATAAGAATGTATTTTCTTCTTGTCTCATATCAAGACTACCAATTACTACAGATTTTACAGTAGGTATTTGTTTACCATCTACAGTCTTCATCTTATAAACAACTCCAAATGGAACAGTTTGTAATTCAATATCCTTAATACCAAGTGTTTCTTTTAAGGTTCTCTTATAATCAGCCAACTGTAAAGCATGTTGAGATTTTTTCTGTGGAGCCTGGTCTAATTTATCAGGAGTATATCCCATAAATTTCCAGTCATATACCTTTACTTTACCAGTTGGTAAAAAAGCTATAAGGTCAATTGTCCCAGCTCTTCCTACAAGTTCCCCTTTTTCATTTTTTGCATTAGGATTGAAAATCATTTGCTCTGTAAACAACTTTGTCCCAGCTTCAAATTGGAATAAGAAACCATTAATACCTTTACGGGTATCTCCAAGAAGGTATGTTTCTACAGCTTTTAATTCAGCACTCTTTGCTGCTGGGAGTAAACTTAAATCAACCTCATCTTCTCCCTTTATAGTACCATCTTCTTTAAGAAATACTTTAAACACTTCTTCTATATAAGCATGAAGTTCTGTTCCTTTTAAGGCTTTAATAGTATCCTGCATTTTAAGAATAGGATCTTTAGCCCTTTCTTTCATATAGTCTTTACCACCAGTCTTCTTAAGATTTTCTCTTTTAGCCCACTCAGTAGTTCTGTCTGACTTCTTTTCTTTACCAGCTATAACTGCTGTATAGTAAGAGTTATTACTCTCATCATCTGGATCTACGGTATCAGTATGCTTTACTACTTTATAATCAGCCAGTATCTTCTTTAGAGTAGCCATAGCAGTATCAGCAGTAGGATTTTCTGGAGCAGTTTGTAAATAAACCCTGGCAAAATCCTGTATATCCTGCCCAAGTTTAGTATCTCCATTTAGATTTCTATCTACTACTGTCTGAAAAGTTTCAGGTGTTAACTGGTTAGCTATCAATGATATAGCTGCCCTATAGTCTTTATTATCCAGAGCCTTGTTTATCTCATCCTGAAATAGACTAGTCTCTGAACTCTGAATAGCCTCTACTCTTTTGCCAAGCTTAACAAGTTCCTGTCTGTTCTTTAAAGACTCTACAGTCCCTATATTATTTAATCCTTCTATAGCTTCTTCAAAAGGGTTATACCCTGCTATATTAACAAGTCCTTTAAACCATTCTACAATCTGTTGCCACCAATTTTTAGATTGCTCAAGAAACTCTGGTTTTTCTATACCTTCTTGTTCTTGTCTGATAATTGTTTCAGCCAGAACTTTACCAATAGCTTCTTTCTTCATACCTATAACATCCAGTTTACCTTGTTTGGTAAATTGCTTAACATAGGTTTCATCAGCTAATAAGTTCTTGTAAATCTGATAGTTACCAATTTTACTTAACATTTTTTTGTAAAGAGCAGGATTTGTAATTTCCATTATCTCCACAGCAAAGTGCATAGCTTCCTCTGTTAAAGCTTCATTGGTTTTACCTTCAGCTATTTCAATGATATTATTAAGTATATCTGCTACACCATTAATACCTTTATACCTGGCAGTATCCAAAGCTTTAATATCTACACCAATCCTACTTAACCATTCTTTAACTCTTTCTATAGTTTTAGGAGAAGCTTTACTAGGAGTTAAATCTTCATTCTCTGTTTGTAGCATTACATCTTGTGTTCCTACCCAGTTCTTAAAACCATCTATATCTTGTTTAGAACCTAATATATGTATTTGTTCTGGTTCAAATACCGCATAAACTGTATCATCTCTTTTGTACCCCAAAGAAGGCATCAAATCTTTACCTTTTATTACTTCATTATTTTTAGTTTTTTCTGTTAAATCTCCTTTATGTATAGGTTTATCTGATTCAGTTAAATTTTCAGCGTTAATTATTGCTGCTACTACACCAACTTTTCCTAAAAATCTATCTAAAATTCCAGATTCTTTTATATACTCATAAGCATCTTCATAGTCACTTTCTTTATATCCTCTTTTATTTTTTTCAACATAATAATTAAACATAGCTCCTTGAAAAGCACTGTAAGCTCCTCCAGGTTTATACTGACGCATAGTAAGTTCTTGCTTTTCTTTACTGGTTAATTCATTATGAAAAAACCTTTGAATACCTAATTCTTCTGCTTCATCAAAACTATTACTAAAAAACGATACTCCTATAAATTTATCAAATTTATATGGTGTACCATGATAAACAATATCTTTTACTTTACTAAAAGGAAATATACTGTCAAGATATTCTTGATAATCCATAACACTCCCTATCTCAGCTAATTCAGGATTATTATTAAATATTTCCTCTACTCCTGGTTTAACTTCATTTAGCGTAGGAGTTAATTCAGGAAATTCTTTTTTACTCTCCCCAAACTTATTAACTGTATTAACATAAGTTTCTGGGTTAAAGTTTGGATTTCTTTTTTTAAACCCAGGTTCGTCATAGTAATTTATTGGTCCTTTTACTATAGTAGAATTAATACCAATAAAGCTCCTTACTTCTTCAGTAAGCAAAGGTTCCCCTAAAGAATTGACTTTAGACTTATCTATAGATTCAGGCTCTTCAACCCAGTTTCCAAATCTTTCAATGAAAGGCTCTGAAGTAGTTTCATTATATATCTCATCAGCTTGATTATCTGATGTAGATACACTACGGATTTCATTCCATAGGATAGAAGTTTCTTCTTGCTTTGTAACTGGTGAAATTATTAGACGACAACTCATTGATTATTAATTATTTATGTTATTTACATGGACCTTTTCTCATAGCCAGTTTTTCAGCTAGACTGCCTTTATTCTGTTTAGGAGGAGCATTCTTTACTTGTACAACAGGTTTATTTTCTATAACAGGTTTAGAGATAGTGATAGATAACATCTGTTTAACCTCTTCGACAATAGATAAACTTTTATCAGTTCTTGCAGTACCTTGTTTTCCTCTATCTGTACTCTCAGTTGGTAATACTAGTTTAATATTTTTAGTATTATCCAATATTCTTTTTATTTGAGGAATAATCATTTTCACTGAACCTTCTCCATGTCCTAAGCCTATTAATGGAAGACTATATTTTTTTCCAGGATTAGCATTGGCTAGTTTAATTAATTGAGAAACTGAGTCAGCTAATAATAACATATCTGTTTTATCACTCCAGACTGTCTTAACTGGAAAAGTAATAACCTTACCTCTATCCCCAAATTTACCATCCTGTTTATACTTAATATAACCTTTCTTATAAGCTTGGTTTGCTAAACCTGCACCATGTATCCCACCAAGATTAGTAGTAATGATAGGGATACCACCTGAGTACCATATATCCCCTTCCACTATTTTATCAGAGATGGTTACAACAGACGAAGAAGGTTTTGGTTTTTCAATATCTCTTTTAACTACAGGAGCTGGTGTTTTAGCTATTGGTTTAACAGTTCCCTCAAAAGAATCAATTACCTGTTGATCAGTAAGTTCCTGAGCAAGGTGTAAAGTACCATTATTCAATTGAGAAGGTCTGTTATCTTCATAGTATTCCTGAGCTTTTACACCATCACCATATAAGTTTACGGCTTTATAGACAAACTTATCAAAGGCAGGATTTTTCTCATCATATATAATATATGGTTCAGAACCATCCATAACTAATTGATAACCAACAGTTACCTTATAACTTTGATAATCCCCCCTCCTTTTAAACTGCTTTATTTGGACTTCAGTAAAGTTTATATGATCCTCTTTTTTAAGTGTGATAAGAGTAGAACCAGCTTCTTGTCTCCACCTGGATACAAAGATAGGATGTTCTAATGAATTATTAGTTATTTTTTCAAAATTATTTACAGCTCTTTGATAAAATTTAGGTTTAACTTCCCAAGGTTTATACCATCCAGATTTATCCTTTTTCTGCAATAGGTAAGGAGTACTGGATACAAAATCCTGGTCTTGCCAGTTATTCTTTAAAAATAACTTAGCTTCAGAATACCATTCCAGAGAAGAATCGTCACTAGTCATTTCCAGAATAGGATTAACAAGTGCTGAGAAATCTTCTAATGGGAGTAAATCTGTAAAAGATAAGTATGATTTATATGTACCAGATTGTAACACCGAAGCAAAGGCTATAGACCTATAAAGCTCTGGATCAATATCTTTAAGCTCTCTTAATCCTTGTATAAAAGCATTTTGAGAGAATATATCTTTTGTAGGTAGCTTTAACCTAAGATTATTTACCTGACCTTCCTGCTCACCAATCATAACATTAAGTGAAGCAATTGCATAGTTTTGATTTAAGGTATTTTCTGGGTCATCTTTTATCCTTTTAACTTTAAAAGCTGTACCATTAACCTGGTCAGTTAACTGCCTTGCTATATAAGAACCTAATGGAGAACCATATACATTTGATCTGGTCTGTATTAAATAATCCAGGAAAGAAGCAGTTACTTTATTTCCAAGCTTTATAGCCTCTCTTGCAGATAAGTAATTATCTTTAGGATCTATTAGAGGATATAGGGTTTTTAGTATAGCCATCTGTCCAGAACCTGCCTGTAATTTAAGAAAAGAACCTATTGCTTTAGATGCATTACCTATCTTTTCTTTTAAATCACCTAAGAAACTATTGTCCAGTATATCTTGTGGGGTATTAAAAATAGAGTACTTATTAACATTGTTAAGTAACATCTTCTTAATCTCCATCAAAGTAAAGTCACTAAAGTTAGCAGTGTCCCAGGTAACAGCTTGTATATGCTCCCTTAACTGGTTAGCCATTTTAGCATATTTCAAAAACTCAGCTAATACAAGTCTTTGTTGGGAGTTATCTACATTAGTCCAACCTTTTTTACCATTTTTGAAATAAGTCTCAATATTTTTTGAGAGATTGTCTGTATTAATAATAGCAGAATCTTCTCCTCCTTCAAACATACCTAATACATAGTCTATATTTTCCGTATTAAACAGGAATGGTTTACCTAGTTGTGTTAACAACTTATTATATTCTACTATAATAGGTTGGTTCATAAAATGTATAACTGTTTCAGATGGTACACCAATTCTTTCAAGAAATAAGAATATACCTGCATTAGATCTGTTTACACCCAATTCTGCAATAAAGGTATCTTTTAGAATATCCACAAATCCATTCAAATAAGCAGATATTTTATCTGTTATAAGTTTACCTGCCTTATCTGTTTTACCAGACAAAGAAACATAAGACTTACCCTTTACTACTATTTCATTATATAAAGGATTTCCCTTTTTATCTCTTAATTTAATAGTACCATCTCCTAAGAAATCTTTGTCTTTAGGATAAGTCTTTACAATCTTAGCTGGATCAATATATACTGGTTGTCTCTGGGTAAGAGAGTGATTTACCTGTGCTATAGCTCCAATACCCACATTATCCTTACCAGCTATAGAAAGCTGTCTTTGACTGTTAATATAAGACAAAGAAAGTAATGGTGAACTAGTAGATATTTTGTCCCTACCAAAGAGTTTGTTCAGGTTATCCCTCATCTCTTTCATACCATGATCACTATTAGGTATTAATAACCTGTCATAGTTTTCTGGTAAAAGCATTATCTTCTCAAAAGATTCTACATATTCATTCTGTATAGATTGCTTATACATTTTGTCTATGAAGACTTGTAATAAAGCCTCTTGTAAATCTATATCTTCTAAATCTTTTAATTGTTTACCATAGTCAGTGAGTTTCCTCATTAACTCCTCTTTAATATCTGTAGCTGTAGCATCGTCACCAAACATATTCTTCAGAATCCTATTCCACTTCTGTTCTCCTTTTTCTGACATCTCTCCAAGAATAATAGCAGATAATGTAGCTTGTAAGTTTCCTTTCTTTATTATTTTTTTATTAAGATTTAAAGCCTCAGCAGCAGCTATATCTAGGAATTCATTTGTATAAAATATATCTGATTCTTGTTTAGTTCCTTTATATTGAACTAACTTTAAATCTCCCTTAGCATCAACATATACATTTTTAAGGTATGTATTCAGTTTATCTACGTCAAAGTCACCACCTGATTTAGTAGTAATCTCAGCAGGAACTACTACTGTATCCCCTAATGATGGGTGTAAGAACCCTGCTACTTTAAATACCTCAATAGAGTTAATCTCCTGGGTAGGAATACGGAAACCTACACCAGTAAGTATTCTCTTACCTTCTTCAGTATTGTTTAAATAATCCAGTATTTCCTGGTCAGTCTTATTTTTTAATTTTGGAGATTGTTGTAATTTTCTTTTAAACCAATTGGGTAACAATACCTCAGATGGATTGGTAGTACCATCCGCATTCTTAGTATAGAATTTTAACTTAGTAGAGAATAACCTAACTTTCTCTTTATCAGCAGGGGATAATGAATCAAAGTCTTTAACTTCTTCCCATTTCTTACCTTTCTTAATATAAGGTTTTAATGTAGAATCATTATCCCACATAGCAGAAGAAACCTGAATCTTTGCCCCACCATGCATTTTAGGAGAAACAACTGTTTTATCCACTATAGATAATAGGATGTTCTTTATAACCTGATAGTTATTAGAAGCTTCTGGAGCTATAGCCAGTTTACCTACTTCATTCAGTTTAACACTGTCATATACATTTTGATTAGATTCTCTACTTACTATCTCATCGTAAAGTCTATCCGATAATTTTTTATAATCAGATACTTTAAACTTACCATTATTATCTTCTATACCTAATTCCTTTAAAAGACTATCATAACCTATACTGGTTAACTCCTTCAGCATATCTTCATTATGCCTAAGCAGTTCATATATGGGTGACTCTTTTAATTTCTCATCTTCAGTTAATTCAAACCAGTCCTTTTTACCTTTATAATCTACTGGTACAGCACTATCGTACATATTCACATAGGCTAATTTAGTAGCCTGTGTACCTCTTGTACCACTATTATCTTCATGAGCAGAGGTTTCCAGTTGAATACCAAAGGCTGTTAAAGGTATTGTAAATTTAGAAACATCAGATATTTTAGTTTTATTTACAGTTCCATTGGCATTATAGAAATTATGAAGCTCCTGAGCACCTTTCTTTCTACCACTTAATACAATGGAATAATCCTGAGAATTCTCAAAATTCTGTATAAAGTGTTCTCTAAGATGTGAACCCTCTTCAGTAAAAGAGAAGAATAAAGGGAAAGCAGATTGCTTATCAATTATAGTATCTAGATACTCAATACCTGTTTTAGCCCCTGTAATAATGGGCTTAAGGGGGACAACCATTTCAGATGATCTTCCCTTCTCTATAGTCTTTAAATCCTGTGCAACAAGTGCTAGATTCTTGGCGTATGCTTTACCATAGGCTTTGTTTCTTTTAGCATAATACTGCCTGAATGCAGCAGAGTCATACTGAAAGAAATCCTCTGCATCCCACATACCACTCTTTAATAAAGCTTCCCTATAAAAAGTAGGCATAGCCCACATCTGACCATCAGATCTATCTACATTGTCATATTCATCGTTACCATCATAAATAGCAGGTGAACCTACTACTTTAAAATCACTTAAGGTATATGTTTGTACTACATTGTCAAAATTGGTATACCCATAGTCTGAAGATTTTAAAGCTACTTTACCTGCATTATTCATTAACTTAGTCAATGCAATATCAGCCTGTTCATCAGAAGCTATAGATTTACGAGGAGATCCATGAGATTTAATTCTCTTCAGGGAATCCTGGATACTTTTAAAAGTACCTACATCACCAAATAATGTTTTTATAATCTCTGTATTATTTATAGCATAGTTTACAGCTACAAATTTAAAGAAATTATCTAATCCTTTCTTATCAAGAACAGCATAAGCTCTATCAGTTTCTATTTTAGTCTTTCCAAAATGTTCATTCTCAAAAGCTGAGTCCAGACCATTAATAGAGTATACAGTACCTGCACCTTCCAAATAGTGTGTTACTACTTTACCCTCATTAGTAAGGTCATTTTTTATACTCTCTGCTTCAATAGTTACAAACTTATCTACAGCTTCCAGCAATTTATCACTGTGTTTATTTACAAACTCAGAAACCGCTTCTGGGGAAGGTTTAGTATCAGTAAACTTGTATATTTGTTTTTTAAACTCTTCTGATAAAATACCTTCCAAGAGTCTTAACTTATTACCTTTACGTTCATAATTAAATACTCTATTAGGAGTATCTACTATCAGATTCATCTCATCCACCAGATAACCACCAAATATAGACTTTAGCTTTTTCTTATACACATCAGAAGATAAGTCTTCCATCTGTATATTATTCTTCATGGACATCATCCACTCAGTAGCACTATCTCCTGGCATGATTATATTACTATAACCATTCACCAAGGCATTAATAGTAGTGAGCAACCTTTCTCCTAAATTTAATTTATCAACGGCTTTAGTTCTATCATTCTCTAACTGTATACCATTAAGATATGCAATAGTTAATTTTTCTTCTGTCCTATTACCATTCTTATCAAAGTAGTCACCACCTAATTTAAATATTAAAGAATTACCCAACAATACATCTTTGTACTGTGGATTATCTTCAATAAATTTAGCTAGAGATGCAGTATTGTTTAAAGCATTAGCAAATTTACTATAGTAGTTATCATTAATAAACAACTGTTGTTGTTCATTATCAATATTAAAGAAAGTAGATTTCTGCTCCAAATCAGTATTTCTTACGACTATATCAGCTAGTTCATTTAGCCTACCCTGAACACTACTCTTATTAGCAGTTATGCTGGTAGCATCTTTTATCTTAATATTCAAAAGTAAACTCTGAGCTGCCACTCTCATTTTTGTAGCTTCTGCTTTAGATAATTTATTTACTAATTTTTTATCTATATCTATACCAAGTAAAGCAAGTTTAGGTAATAGATTACTCTTGAGTATACCTTTATCATCTGCTCCTGTAGTAGGTTTGAAGCTAGAAGTATCTACTGTGAAAGCATTTAGTTTGCCTACTTTTGTTTTTTTAACATAATTATTACCAGTTTTAGCTATAACTCTCAGATTACCAATCCATTGTTGAATCTGTAATTTAGATAAGTTATTCAAATCTGCTGGAGCCATGAAGGTTTCCCCCTCTTGTTCCTCATTGCCTTTATTGTTAAATACAATGAATGGAACAGGTGCTTGTTTAGCAAAGGTTGTATAAAAGTCAAAGATTAACCTCCAATCATTGAAATCCATTTTATCATAATCTAAAGAACCCTCTTCACTTAGATTACCTTTTAATCTGGTATACAGTCTTACATAATCAGGATTATTCTTCCCAAGTAAATACAGATTTTGTAATTGTTCTTTGAGTGTATTTACACCAGCTAGTTTTTTAATAACCTCAATAAATGACTTACCAGAATGAACCAATTGTGGTCCACCATAGCTATTACCCTCCACTTTAGGGAATAAAGTACCCTCAATTAATTGACCTGTTTTATCAGTTTTAACCAAAGTAGCAAATAACAACTTCATTGCTGAAGTAGAATTCTGCTTGGTGTCAATTAAGAAGTCATTTTTTGTATATTCATTTCTACCTTTATTCTCCTTCTCATCCATAGTAATCTCATCAGTAATCTTTATCTTGAAAGCACTACGGAGAAATTCTTTTGTTATCTTAACAGACTCTTCCCAATTTTGATTGATAGAATCATATACTTCTAGAGCACGAGTTATTTGGTCGTCAATCTCGTCTTTTCTAGATTTTTGTCTACCGTCTAAAGATTTAGATTGTTCCAGTAAAGCAGCTACATAGTCTCTTATTCTACCAGGAATTTTATCTTCTCTTTTACTATCAGGACTATCACCTAGTATTCTTCTCTTTACCTCTACAAATAACTCATCAGCGGATATGTGCTCAAAAGAAGAATAAAATCCAGCACTCTCACTATCTCCCAATAGAACAAAAGCCACCTGTGCAGCCATATCTTCAACTATCTCTCTGGTAGTCAATGAGTCTGTACCAGGAATAACCTGACTATATGCATTACCATTAAACTCCCTTACCTTCTGTTTCTTAGCAAATTTACCATTATGTATGTCTGTAAATAGTCTATACTTTTTAGAACCTACCCAATACTTTAATAAGTCTTTTAACCACTTAAAAAACTTACCAATTAGACCCTTTGGTGGGATTGATTTAATATCCCTCATAAAAGCACCAAACTCATCAGCAATAGCCTCTTTAGCTTGTTGGAAAGATGCTTCACTTTTAGGAATAGTGGTTAGTGTTTCCCTATCAAATATAGTACCCTCTTGATTTATAAATTCTTCATATAAATCTATTTGTTGAGCATCTTCTAAAAGTATATTCCACACAGCTTCAAAGGCTTCATGGAATTCAGTTCCTTTTTCAGCTCTCTCAAAGATTTCAATACCAGAATTTGTAAATCTTCCCCAAGCTAATCTACTTGTTCCCAGTATCTGAATAAGTTGGTCAGTTATGGCAACAGGTATATTAGGTAGATTTATTTTCATCCACTCCCTAAAATAAGCATGATCTTCATCTGACATCCTTTCTACTTCAGTTTTTGTCATAAGCCGTAAAGCCATGTCATTCTGAGAATTACCTTTAGTACTTGGAACCTCATTCACAAAAGATTGTGCAGCTTCTTGAGCACTAATCTTAGCTGCTGCCAATCTTTCTTTTAAAGATGGTCTTGCCTTTTTAACTTCTTTTTTTTCTGGTGTAACCTGTCCCTTTTCTTCTCCCTCTTCCTCTTCTTCTTCTTCCTTTGCAATTGGTTGTTTACCTTTTTTAGCTGCTTCTATCCTTTCTTTTAAAGTTAGACTCTTTTTTGTAGAAGGCTTCTTTGCCACTTCACCATCTGTATCTTCGGCAGTAAAAGTATTTTCTTCTGCTTCCTTTTTTGAAGCTGCTTTTTTCTTAGTAGTAGTCTCTACTACTTCATCCTCTCTAGGAACAATAGTAGAATACTTCTGTATAAATGGTTCTGAACCATCTATAGGTAATTGTAAATTATTTGTTAAAGGAACATCAGACCTCTTTTTACCATTCTCTTCTTTATCATCCAGAGTTTCATCCAGAGCAAAAGTTGGGGATAATAAATAATGCTGATAAGATTGCCATACCCTTGTTTGTGGTACACCTTCTTTATCAAATCCAGTAATTTCTACAAATTTATCATTACTCTTTAGAGTAGCTGCATTTACATTTTGATAAGCTCCTTTTATGATTTTTATAAGTCCTGCCTTTACTTCTGGTAAAGCAAGGAATTCTGATGTAAATGATGCTTTAAAACCAGTTGGTCCTATATTTAGATTACCTTTATTATCAATCCAGAACTGGTTTCTGGCAGCAGCTTTTGGTTTATCTCCTGTAGTAGGGTCTCCAAATAACATTACATCTCTTAGGAATTTAACTACTGAAGTATTCCATTTTTCTCCTTTCTTAGTGGCAGCCAGAGTTTGGAATGATTTATATATAATCTCTGCTTCCTGATCTGTAAAGTTTCTGTTATTCAGGAAAGCTGTAGAGTTTCCATTTACAAGTACAACTCTGCCAGGAGTATATTTCTTAGATATACCATTAACATTTATTGTACCATCTATAGATACCTGAACAAGTCCTTTCTGCCCTATCTGTTCTTCACTGATTAAATTCTCAGTTACATTATAAGCTATATTAGTTTTGTTCCTTTGTGGTATACCGCCACTAACTGTAAATTCATATATCTCTGGTTCAGTAGCAGCTAACCACTTGGCTCTCATGCCTTTATACCAGTTATGCCAATCCTCTTCACTAACATCTTTAGGTACAGAATACCTGTCTCCTCTTGAAGAAGTTAGTTTATCTGAAGCCATTACAGATATAACATACTCATCAGGATTTTCAGTAGCTTTACCATTTACATCTACAAATTTACCATCTGTATTGGAGTATATAGCTACAACTGTATTATCTACATCAGGAACATCATATCCTGCAAGAGCTTTATCCATTATACCAGCAGGAGCATTACTATTATTCACCAGAGTTACCCTTATTTCAGAGGCTTTTTCCGGAGGCATCCTTGATACATTATTTAGGAAACTATTGTGTCTCCTTACATTTTCTAAAACAGTCTGGTTAGTTGATTTACTCTCATCTACTGTAGAGGCAATAGAAGTTATTCTCTTTTTAGGAGAATCTTTCTCATTCTCTATATCCCCTTTAGTATCAGTATTATCACTGGAAGGTTGGTTTACCTTTGTTCCAAAGATACCCTGTAAAAATTTAGCATCTGCTTCAGCTTGTTTTTTAGCAGCTTCAGCTCTTTTATGTTGTAAAGCTATATCGTTAAACTTATTAACAATAACTTCTTTAGCTACATATTGTTTTTCCAGTAATGGCAGTTCTTCCATTACATCCTTTATATTAGCTTTTAATTCAGCTATTAATTTTTCTAAAGGCTTTATCTCAAACTCTTCCATCTCTCCAATCATACCCTCAAGGTCAGCCAAATCTTGTTTAAAATCTGGTCTTAACTTTAAGAAATTAGGATTAGCCTTTAAGAAGTCTATAAATTCCTGACTATATATATCAGTAGGGACATTAGGATAACCTTTTTGGAAAGCTTCAATATTTTCCTGTATCCATGCAATAGCAGTATCCAGAGCCTTCTCTGTTTTTTCCAATAACCTGGTAGCCTGGGTAATAGATTTAGCAGTCTCATCTATAAGAATACCTAGGTCAAGAGCTTGTTCATTTAATTCCTCCTGAAAATCAGCAGAGTCAGTAGGTAGCTCATCAATATTTTGAGCAAGGTCATAGAAATACTCCAAATTAAACTCTAACTCTTCCTTCTCACCTTCTAAAGCTTCAATTTCTTGAGTAAGAGTATCTCTTAATCTTACTAATTTCTTAGCAGCATTTAAAGCCCTTTGAGTGAAAGCATTGAAATTATTTCTCTTAGTTAACTCTCCAGCTTTTATTTTGCCTTCAAGTTTATCTAACTCAATTACAGTATTATCTAATTGCCTATACTTTTCTTCTAAGGATTTCTTTACCTTTTCAATTCTGTCACCTGTTTCATCTACAATAGACTCAATGATTTGAAGTCTTGCAGCTCTTTTCTCCTGTATCCTATCATCTTTCTCCTTAGCAAAATCCTGTAAAGTTTTTTCTTCAGCAACAGTAAGTGTTCCTACTTTAGTAATAAGGGCTTGTTTGTAACCATTTTTAGGAACAAACTGATCACCAGTAACCTCTATGGTTTTTGTTTTATTACCATCTACATAAACAAACTCCAGTATCCTGTCTTTAGGGGAATATCTTAATCTACCTTTTCTTTTTTTACCTTTACCAAAATTAAATTCAAATATATTATTAATATTATCGAAATAATATTTTGCTTTTTTATTGTTAAGTGTATCAGATACCTTACCTGGCTTATACTTTATAAACTCTTCTTTAGATACATTTCTTATACCATCCTTATCTTTTACTTGTATAGTACCATCTGGATTTTCTCCAAGTACAGTAAATTTAGGAAATAAATATACATCTCTTCCCTTAGCATCTTTCTTAACATAGTCACCTAGATAGTACTCTGTACCTATCTCAATATCTTCTTCACCATCTTTAGTGGTTATCTTAATAGTTTTGGGTTTAACTATTCCATTCTCATCCACAATAGTAGTATCGGATGGCGTAAGTATTTTTTCATCAGGTTCATCATATTTCTCAGGTGATGTAGCTATATCATTATATTCTTTTAAAAATGACTGCCTCTTATTAGTCATTATATAAATATCATTCAAATCCCTTTTTAGATCAGAAATCTCATCTACAGTGCCATTTATATTATTGACAAAAGTTTCAATATCCTTTTTTGATATTTCAAAAGCTTCTTTGTCATTTTTAACAATACTGTCAATCATAGACTGTACAGGAATACCTTTCGACAAGGGTATTTGAGAAAGCTCAGATATTCTGGTATCATAGTCTGCTATTTTAGAAACAGCATAAGCCATTTTATCTATAACACTTTCACTATATAGCTTCTTTTTAGAACCATCAGGTAATTCTAAATACTGACCCCCATATTTTAAATATAAAGCTTCATAAGTTGTCTTAGCTAAATCTGCATGTTTTTCAAAGTTACTAAGGCGTTTCCCAAAAGATAGAACAGTGTCATTTTCATTAGCATATCCTTCTTTTTTTAATCTATCAAGCCCTTCTTTAGTAGCTCCTTGATTTCTTAACCCGGCTATATCTTCTTTTACAAGGTCATATCTACCATGCTTTATTCTAACAGCAAGATAATTATTCATTAAATCTGCTTCATTATCTTTAGTAGATAAAATATCCCCTTGTCTTATAAAACTTTCTCCTTCATACATTAAATTAACCCCTCTAGCAGCAGCATCTTTCATATCTGAAAACCACTTTAAACTAGATGTATTATTAATTTCCTGTACTTGTTTATCAGTTGCTGCACCCTGTAATCCGCCTTCTCCTAAAAATCCTCTTTGTTTTATATTACCCCTGATTTGCTGCATTCCTCCAGATAAACCACCCAGAAGTATACTTTCCATACCCTCTTTAGTCTGTACTTTTTTAACCCCCTCCACTAAAGAATCTATAAAAGATGCACCTTCCCCACCATATCTCTTATTATAATAATCCTTTGTACCTTCCTGAAAAACAAATTGAGCACCTTCTTCAAAGGCTTCACTACCAGAAAAGAATAATCCACCGCCTTTATAAATATTTTTAGCTACTTTTTCTAATCCTTTAGGTGCAACCCTTTCTAGAGTACCATCTAATAGTCTTCTAGTAGCACCTACCTCTCCCATAGCCGCAGCTTCTGTATTAGCAAGTGCTTTGGAAGTAGAATATCTACTACCTAATATCTTTGGTAATTGAATATAGTTAGTAGCAGATAATAATCCCAAATTCATAATAAATCTAGCATTTCCTAATGAAGTACTTTCTTCATTAATCTTAGCCATCTCATCAGCATTTGGCATCCGAAAATTCTTAGCTCTAAACTCTTCTACTTTACTTTCTCTAAATTCGTTTAGACCTTGTAAAGCCTCTATTCCACCTTCTGTAGCAGCCCCAAAAAAAGAAGTTACTGCCCTATCTACCTGTGTAGCAGATAATTTAGGGAGAGCTTTTGTCAAAGTTTCTACAAATTTAGTTACTCTTGCAGCAACTGGGGTTTGTGGCAGTACTTGTTCCAAAGTTTCTGTTAAAGCTGCTAATTGTCTGGCATCAGATAGTAATCCAACACCTTTCATAGCTGTAGATAAAGCCTTGGATACTACTCCACCTGAGTATATAGCACCTATTGAAAAGCCTATATTCTTTATTACTTTATCCCATAAAAAATTAGCAGTAAAAAAATTATCTGGAGAATACCAAGCTGCATTTGTTTCTTGTGCTGTATAATAATTAGGTAAAACATTTTCAGCTTCCTTATTAATTTTCTCTAAATAATTAGAAAAATCATTATTGTAGAAACTGTTTAAACCATTTCCACCAACTACATTTGCCAAGCCATTTACTAAACCTACTGTGCCCTGAAGAAAAGTTGTACCAGCTAATGTCAAACCTTTTAAAACACCATTAGCTGCTTTGTCCCAGTTACTTTGCATCTGACCATATAAATCCTCATTATCCCACCCAACTAATTGTTTATCATATCTACCTGTTTGGTCTACAAGCTTTGGAGATATTAATTGTGGTTTAAAAGGATTTTGAAAAGAATTCAATATTAAATTTCCCTGATTTTGCAGGGAACTATTTATCTGATCTAAAGACATATCAGCAATAGGCACAGAGGGACCAGGACCAAAGGAAGGAAGACTTCCCATTTTCCCAAAATTAGACTCATTTAATTTATTCTCGAACTCTGTATTAGGCATTATCTTCCTGATTTAATTTTTTGTGCAATATTTAACTCTACCCAATTCTTATCCTGTAACTTATTAACAGCAGCCATAATAGCCTCTTCTGACATGTCTTGGTTTAAACCATTATGTTCCCCAATAATCTCACCATCAATAATCATATCTGTTTTAGTAGCTGTTCTATCTTGTTTTGCTACCCACCATCTTAATTTATGAGCACCTTCTCCATTAGATATAACATTATATTTTACAATATATGGAGATCCTGGTCCCTGATATGCTTGGTAAGCATCTGTAAAACTATTACCAGTATACATACCTCTGTTCAAATTTAGCTTAGTTTGGAACTTTTGTCTAAAGGCTGAATATTGATTTTCTTCTGGGAACATCCTTAGATATTCTGAACCAGGTATTTTAATAGTTGCTTTCTCCTCTCCATTTTGTACTGAAAGGAATCCTTCTTGTGTAGTAGGATTTAAGTATCTGCTATAAATATTTTGTTTAAGCACATCGGGTTTACCAAAAAGAAGAGACTCGAACTTTTTATAATCCCCTTTATCAGAACCAGGATTTAGGTCAGTTACTTGTGTAACTGCTGATGCATAATTAGTTCTTGTAATATCATTTAAATTAGATGGAACAGTAACTGTATATCCAACAGGGGACTTTTGCCTTTCCATATAGGCATTCTCTTTTTCTTTTACCACATTTAATAATGTGGGATTTTTAGCAAGTACTTTAGAAGCTTTATCAAAAGCTTCTTTTAAAGCTTGTGGAACTGCCTGTACATATTCTCCATATCCAACATTATTAGTTCCGATATTCATACCAACTTCCCAATCATTACCATATTTTTGTTTCAACCCAAGTTCAGTTGATTGCCAACCACTTAACTTATTTTTTACTATATAAGCTTTTGTAAAATCGGAAGCAGCTTCTTTAGACACTTTAACTTCTTGGCTTATGGTATTTACTAAAGCATCCATTTGTGGAGCAAAAGCTGTTTCTACATCGTTAACTATCTTTTTAGATAACTCTAAGTTAGCATAGTTATCTTGTGATTTTGTATATAAATCATATAATTTCTTATCATTCTGTATAAGAGTACCAACACCATTAGATGAAGCTGCTTCATCAAAAAATTTCTTAGCTACAGCATTTGCATCATTTTCTGTTTTATAATCCTTTCCTGTACCAACATTTGGAACCCATGTACCAGTAGCATCATCTTTATAATAAGGTACTGGAACTCCCTGTTTAACAGCAAGGTTATATGCCAACTCTCTCATACTTTGAGTATATACATATTGATTTTTACTAATATCCTCTCTTGCTGTATTTTCATTTTTTATTACTTCAGTAGGATTTAAGGCTGTAGGACTTTTTACACCTTCAGCTTCTTCCTTAGCCTTCTTTGCCTCCCTTGCTTCTTTAGTAGCTGCTAAATTGTAATTAGCTACATCCATTTCTTTATCCCAAGCAAATTTATCCGTTGCAAGTTTATGCTGCATAGACCACTGCTGCATCTGAATATTCCATTTACTCATTTCAAAAGAGGTCTCCCATAAAGGATTTTTCTCCATTACTTTTGAAGTGTATGCACCTATTAAACTTGATAGAGTTTGTTGAGAAACTATATTAGCTTTTACAGCATCTGGATTAATTGTTAATCCTTCTTTGTAAGTAGATAGAGACTCTATCTGCCCTTTGTTTAATTCTTTTAAACTTTGTATACTTGCTTGGGCATCTTTGTCTCCAACAGCAGCTTTAGCAGATAAGCTTAATATAAGCTCTTCATTTTTCTTTATTATCTGGTTAGCCCTTTCCTCTATTCCCTGATATATTTCAGAGGGCTTTTTTCCTCTGAACATAAATTTACCATCTATTTGTAATTGTTGTTGAACATTGGCATCACCTTTCACCAGATTCCAAACAGCTTGTACTTGTTCAGCAGTCTTTCCTTTAAATATAACTGGGTTAATTTCCCTTTCTCCTTTAGAGTTAATCCTTGTCATATCTTCATCTGGATTCTCTGTTGGGTTTGTCTCTTTCCAATATTTTAAAAATATGTCAATTTTATCTGTATAAGGAGTAAAGCTATCTTTAAAAGAAGTGGAAACATTCTTGTCACTTAACCATTCATTTGCTGAATCAGTAAATACTGTCTCATTAGCTATATTTGATTTACCAGCTTTTCTGGCTGCTTCTATATCAGCTATACCTTTCCTGTAATTACCAGTTGATATTACAGCATTTTGTACTATAGGGTCTTTATAAATATGTACAGCAGCTCCACCAATCTGGTTGGTTATTCTACTATCAGAGAAATCCCCAGACAGATTCTTGGCAATACCCTGCTTAACCTCATTGAGTTTAGTAGATACATATTGTTTATGCTCTTCCTTAGCTATATCCAACCCAGCTATAGTATCCACATAGGCTTGTACCTTAGCAATTCCTTGCTTAAAGTCTTGTTCCTTCTGCATACCTACAGCTACCATTGCTTGAACAGGGGTAGTCTCGATGTAAGGATTGAACTGAATTGGTTGATCGGTAAAATTCGACATTAGTAATAATTGACAAAGATAGAAAGGAAATATGACATTTCCAAATTTTTCTACCTAATTAGTGAAAAAAGTGTAACTTTTATAGTTTAATTTGAACCTTTATATTTTTTAATAATACTTCCATTGAATTTCAAATCACCAAGTTGCTTCTGCAATTCCAGGTATTTTTTATCCCTTACATAAGTGGGTTCAATAGTTTCTTTCTTTGATTTTTCAACACCATTCTCATAAGTAGTTTGAGTCTTCTTATCAGTAGCAGCGAAAGGATTAGTACCTATTTGAGTAGGAAAAGTAACATATTGTTCACCACCTGGACCTTGTTTAACTACTTGATAGTTATTATCAAAGTCATAGTGAGGGAACAGGTTCTTATATGTGTTTAACAAATTATTAGAGGCTTTCTTCTGCAATATCTTGGAAGATATAGAGTTAAGAGCATTTGTCCTATTCTGTTTAGTTATACTCTTAGCTTGGTTTTGTCTAACATACTGTTGATCAATTAGGGATATATTCTTTAGTTTTGCATCATTTAATAATGCCACATTCTTATTAGTTATATCATTAGATATAGCCTGATTAGTCCTGAACTCTTCAGCTAATACAGCATCATTAGCAGAATACTGTTGTCCAGCCATAGTAGCTAGAGCTTCTGGATTACCAGCCATAGTACTCTGTAAAGCATTGAATGTCTTAGAGTTCTGATTAATCCTGTCCTGGAAAGATACCTGATAAGGTGTATATAGGTCTGGATTATACCTTTGTCCTTCTACAAAATCTGGTCTATCAAATAATGCAGCAGTTTCTCCCATCACTTGAGAAAGTTCAAGTTTATCTTTTGTAGGATTTATCTTCCAAGGTTCTACTTTCTGCCATTGAAAAGGGTCCGAACCTTTAGCTGGTTGATTAGGTGTATTAGGTTTCTTACCATCCATAGCAGCTATTTCTTCAGGTGTTAAACCCTTTAGCTGTGGAGTAGGTAAACTAAAATCAGGAATACTATAAAAGTCAGTGTTAAAAGCCTTAGCCTTTGTTGGGAACTCCTTATTATCAGTTGCAGTTATATTTTTAACATACTCCCTTGTCTGAGTTCTCCATAAAGAAGGGTCTTTTGAAGGTCTTTTTTTAAAATCCTCTTCTTGAAAAGCTAACCATTCATCCCCTGTAATATTATCTTTTCCAAGTTTCTTTTTAGCGTGGTTAATAGTTCCTTCCCCACCGTTATAGGCAGCAAGAGCTAGTTTTATATCACCATTGTACTTATATAATAAATTTTCTAATTCAGTAGCACCAGCAGCTAAAACAGCTCTAACATCATTGACATCAGTAGATGTTAATTGTTTTTGAGATATTCCATACTTTTTAGCTACTTTAGGAGTAAGCATAACTATCCCTTTAGCATTTACACCAGTACGAGGATTTTTTCTTGATTCCCGAGTAGGGTCATAACCACTTTCTTGAGTTACCAGTCTATGAAATATTTCAGGATCATAATCTAAATTTTGTCTAGCAGCTTCCCTTACAAGTCCTTCATAAGGATTACTATATAAATCTGGAAGTTCTATAGGATCATGAGCTGGGGCAGCAGTCACACCACTTTGAGCTTTGATTATCTTACCATGTTTGGCAAAAGCTTGTTCTCCTTCTATTTCAAGTTGTGCCTCCTGTAATTCAGCAAGGTGAGCTTTAGAATCGGCTATTTGCTTTAGCTTAGTGGCAGCTCCTTCCATCATAGCTCTACCAGAATTGAAAGCTAATCTTTCAAACTTATCTGTAGGGTCTTTTTCATTAACTAACTTAGTACCTTTATCCAGATACTTGGTTAATTTTTGTTCTTTTTTCATTATTTCTTTAGCGTCTTTCTTATAAGTTCTTCCAGTTACTGGATTTATCAGGTCTCCAAAAACAACACCTTTACCTTCTATTTTAGCAAAAGGTTCTCCACCCTCAGCTTCAAATGGTTGACCATTAAAAGAAGAAGTAATTCCACCCTTTTCATGAGAGTCCCCAGTAAATAAGTGTGTACCACCATCAAACATATTCTCAGATACTTTAGGAGCATTACCTCCTTCATAGGTCATAAGCCCTTGTCCTTGATGAGAAGCTTTAATAGATTTTCCTTTCTTTGCAATAGCTTGTGAACCAGTACCATAAGCATATGGATTATAAGCTAAGGTATTATCTATCTTTCTTCTTTCTCCTTCTGGACCCATTAACATCTGAGCCATTCCTATACCAGAGGTTATAGCCTCTCCAACACCAAATGAAGGGTGGTTATTTTTACTCTGTTGATGGTCAACAGTTGCTTTTCCATTTGTTTTTTGAAACTTAGTTTTAACACTGGATGTAGGAATCGGTGTACCAAAACCCTGGTCTACAAATTGTGGTTGTTGATTTGGATCATAATTTGGATTAGCTTGAACAGGTTGAGCATCTGGATTTACTGGTATAGTATTATCATACTGATCTCCCCATAACATTTCATCCTTTTGCTCTTGAGTAATTAACCCCTTTTTCTTTCCAGTAAAGAACCCTCCCTGTGCTTTAGGTATTTTACCCTTCATGGACTTACCATGTTTAGCTACGGGTGCAATAGGCATCTCATTTATACTATGATGCATAAACTCTGGTCTATACACATTACTATCAGGAGTGTTGTTGTTAAAATAGTCTATATTACCTTTAATACTCTCCAGTAGGGTTGGAGAATCATTACCTTGTAAACCACTATATCTACCTTCTACAGTGTGTATAGCTTTTTTCTTAAGGTCTATAGATGTCCCCTTCTGGGCTTTAATTCTTTTTTCTTTAACAGTTCCTTTCATAATAGTAGTATCTTGTGGTCCAGTAAGTATTTTTTGTTTACCAGTAGCATCTTTCAGTAATACAGGTTGTCCATTATCTAAACCACGAAATATATTATTACCCTGCATAGGAAATTCCATTTCCGTATACATAGGGTTGTTTAATCCCACAAACTGCTGTTCAGGAGTAACTGCTAAACCTTTTTTGGCTTTTGGGAAAGCCTTGAAGAAAGATGCTTCATCAGGATACTTCTCATAAAATTCTTTCTCTGTTTTTACCCCTGCTAATTTTAGAAATTTGTGTTTCATATTTAATATTTATTAAGCCAATTATTTTTTATTGTACCACCTTGTTCTTTAGGAGAAATTAATGTTTTTTCTTTAAACCCTGGAAAAATTTTTAATAAATTATCCCTTATATTTTTAGTATTAACATCTTCTGGCTCGGCTTTTCTTATAGCATCCATTAACTGCCTAGTAAATTCATTATTTGCTAATACAGCCGGTGACATAGCTGTCCCCACTAATTTACTAATTAAGGATTTTTTAGGTTTTAATACTTCAGAATAATCAATATCAGTATTATATGAAGGATATGAATTCTCAACATTATCTATAGAAGACACACTCTTTGATTTATTTATAATACCTTGCTCAATGTTCTTTAAAGAATTAGGAATGTTTATTCCTGTATTAGATGTAGTGCCAGATACATTGCTGATAGTGCTATTGGGTTGTCCTGTATTAAATACACCGTTAGAATTACCTGTTGATGTATTTGTGAGTCCACTCTTTATATTTTTTGGTATTCTTCCACTTGATGTTGGTGTAATTGTTTTAAAAGCTTCTGCTCCTGTGTATGGTTCTCCAACTACACTATTATACATTCTTTTATTATCAATTTGAGATATTTTAATAAATTTAGCACGTTGTTCTGGTGGTAAATTATCTATCATATTATCTATGATATTCATTCTTTTTCTTTGAGCTTCACTCCATATTTGATTATCACCTAATGGAACAATACTTTTAGTTGATCTATCTACTGATGATAATAAATTTTCTGATTCTCCAACTATTTTTCTAGCTCCACTTTCTGGAAATTTTGGATCTATAATATGAAGATTATAAAAATCACCCAATTTTTTTGCTTTATTACCATGAATTTTCCTAAGGATAGTTAAACTACTTTGTAATAATTCGTCCATGGATATTCCATTATCTTTAGCTAATTTAGATAGCTCATTAAAATATTCTGTATTATCTGCACCTGGTTTCCAATTAAACTTGCTTGAAGTTTTAGTATACAAATCAAAAATTTCTTTCTCTCTTGGAGTCATAAAGTTTCTTGCACCTAATAATTCTTGTTTACTAAATTGTCCTTTTGCAATAGCTTTTTGTATACCTAATTCTTGTGAAGATGGATAACTACGTGTTGTTTTTGGTAAAGGTTGGATATCACCAAAACCTTCTCCTAACTGATATAATTTTTTATCCCCTTGTTGTGTATATACACCTAATTCATCAATACCTGTTGATGATAAAGATTTTGCACCTTTTACAGCACCTTTCATAATATTTTTATACGTTCCATATAATTCTCCAGCTCCTGTTACATAACTTGCAGCTTCTAAAGCATTAGCAGCATGATCCATAAATTTATCATTAGCTTTAGCTCTTGAACCATAATCTGGTGTACCTGCTACACTTCTATTATATTGTTTTGGGACTAAGTCTCCTTGTTCATTTACTTTTGAATAAGGATTGCTAGCTGCATAGTTTCTATTCTTTATAATAGTTGCTGCTCTTTCAGCTGCTGTTGGAACTCTTCCTTGATTTAAATATGCTGCTTCAGCTTGTATTCTTTCTAATTGTTGTTGAGCTAATGTTTTTTGTTTGTTTATTGGTAGAGCTGTTGTACTGGCAACATTAGTTAAAGATTTAATAGGTTTTATTCCTGTTATTGCTTCAAAACTTCCACCACTTTGAGCAATAGGAAGTTGTTGATTATTATCTGTTTTTGATACACTATTTAATAAATCAACTATTTCAGCATCTGTATAAATCATTCTTAAATCACTTAAAGAATCGATATTTATTTTATTTAATTGTTCAGGATTAATAAATTGCGTAAAAGGATTATAAATATTATTACGTTTAGAATGAGCTCTAATACTATTTAATCTAGCTCTTGTTTCAGATGGATCACCAACATATTTCATTTGTTTATTAACAGTATCTCTTGTTGTAGAATCCCATACATCATTTACAATTTGTTTTTGTTGTAATTCATTAATATTTTTATTTTTAAAATTATCTAAGATTGCTGGAGATGTATATATATCTTTAGCAGCATAGGAATTAATTTTATTTTGATCTATTGAAGGAATAAGTGTACCATTATAATCTGAAGCATGTGATAATTCATGAATTGCTGTATCAATATCTTTTTCTCCTGGTACTAATATACCAGATGAATTATACTTACTATCAACTCTTGCTGTAGTAATAACAGGAAACTTATTAGAACCTATTACTGACAACCCTGAAACTTTTTCACCAGGCACTAGTGTTGAATTTTCACTTCTCTTAACAGTTGTATTCTTTAAAGCTATTTTTCTTGCAGCATCATAAACAGAACTATTCATACCTGCACTTTTTTCTAACATTTCTTTATACTTTGGAGAATCTATCCATTGTGCATTAAAATTTTCAGCAGTAGTAATTCCTGATTGAGCTTTTGGTAAAATCCCACCTCTATTTTTTCCATTCCATAGTCTAATAGCATCATCAACTAATTCTAGTTCTCTTGAGGGGTTTTGTTTACCATGTCTTAAAATTGGTTCTATATTTGTTTTAAAGTATTTCTCTGCTTGAAGTCCATAATTATGTAATTTCAAACTATCATCATAAGCCATTTTTAGTGGATCTTTAGGATCAGTTACATATATTGGTGTACGTCCACCTTTTTGAGCAGTTGGTAGTAAATTCTTTGAATCATTTTTTACAAAATTATTCAACATCCATTGAATAGTTTTATCATCATAATAACGATATAACGGATTATTAGAATTTTCTTTTTTTATTTGCTTCATTAGTGTAGCATCACTAGAATAATTATTTAAAGAAGTAACAGTTTTTATCCTAGTAATATCTTCAAAGCTTTTTCCACCCTGAGCTTTTATAGTGCCTCCTTCTTGATATTTTTTTAACCATCCCATTAGCTTCCTAATTCATTGTCAAGTAATCTAAGTGCAATTTTATCTTCACCAAAAGCTTCAAGCTTATCAAGTAAAGTTTGTAACTTACCAATTTCTTCTTGTTGCTCTTGCAGGAATTTATTAGCTAACTGATACAGGAGATTATCACCTGTCTTTAAAGCATTATTAGCTAGATCATTACATTGTTTTGTAACCAATATTTCATGCTCAAAGGACATCTTTATTATCTCACACAATCCAGGGAATTCTTGTTGTGGCTTTGGTAAAGCAGGTAATGTAGGTTGTACACCCATATCCAATAGATATTCTTTAGCCCAATTAGCGTGAGTCATTTCATCTTCTGAATCCTTTTTCCAAGCTTTAGCTGCACCCATAAACCCATGATCATTTAACCATAAAGACATGGCTTGGTATAATCTGGAAGATTGTTCTTCTTGTTCTATCCTATAATTCAGTATCTTAATTACAGATTCAGAAGCAAATGGGTTTTTTGGCTGGGTTGTTTTGAATAATTCCATAGTATTTTATTTATAAGATTTTTGTGTTTGGGTAACAAAAAAGGAACTCACAAATTTAAGATTATCATATTTGTCGTTAATCAGTCTAATCTTTAAATCTTTAGACCTAATAGGAGCTTTGTTAAAAGATCTCTTATTATAAGACATATTACTCTGATTAAGCTCTTTGAATATAGAAACAGACTCACAAGAAGGTAACCAAATAGGTTGTTTATTATTCTTCACCAAGTCCCAGAATGTATTAAACTGATAAAAACTACCTGATTTTGTATATAGAATAGTCTTGGATTCAGGGTTATACTTGGGATACTCTTTCTGTGTAAACAAGTTATTCTTTGGTTTCTTATCTAACTCTAGTATACCAGAACATTGTTGATTGGAATAAACTATACATTTGTTAAAATAAAAATCATCCGTCTCAACGAAGGACTGCCAATTATCGTACTGTAGTATTTTTGAATAGTCCTGTACATTTTGTAATATCTCATCTAAGTATTTATATGAATAAGGATACTCTATAATATATGGAGCAATTTCTCCATAGAAGTTATTATAAAGAGTTAATGCTGTATCATGTTTCCAGATACCATTTTGTTTACCTGAGTAGAAAAAATTGTTATTTCCCACATAGTAGTTAGGTAAATAAGAATGGTATGAAGTCCATGAATTAGTAGTGAATGAATAAGATATAGTAAAGGATGTATTACAGAAATACTTAGAATCGGTTAATTCTACTACTGTACCACCATCCTTAAACACTTCTCCATCATAAGTAATAGTGCTGAGTAATGGTTTATAGTCTAATTTAGTTATTATAAACCTGTCATATTTAGGGTCATAAACTCCATGTAATCCAGCACCATTGAAATGGTTATCAATAGAATACTCTGGGAAAGCTTTCTTTATTGTAAATGGAAGATACTCTGTAAAGAATTTACTAGCACCTTCAGCACTTAGTTCTTTACTTTGTTGTCCTTTAATTAAGAATATCTGACCTCTTAAAGCATCTATAGTAATATCTCCATGCTCTGTTTTTAACAGGAACTTGTTCTGTGTACCTATATAACCTAAATCTGTATCTGCATAATCCCAAGGTGGTACAGTAGTTGTAAATAGACTCTTACCAAGATATACATCTGCTACACTTGTAGGAGCTGTTAATAATGTGTTATATAACTGTGTTTTATTTTCAAATCTTACCAGTACTTGGGTATTCTCAATACCATCAACAGATACTAGTAATCCATAGTTCTTAGGAAAATCTATCCTGCTAATAGGTTTATATACTAACCAGTTATTCTTTGTTTCCTCAAGAGAAGACTTTTCTGACCAAATTGCTCTATTCTGAAATTCAGAATTACATAGTTTGTTAGGGTCATAATCTTCTCTGAGGTGTGCAAAATAATTTTCTTTATTCTGTTTAGAATACGTCTTATTATAAGTGTACATATTATCCTGGATAATGGGAACAGATACTTCTTGTAACCAATCATCAGGTATATCTCCTCCTACATTAGGGTAGAAATTACCTTCTCTGGTATTAGTAGCTTGCCTATAATCCACATTAACCTCTGATTCACAAAAGAAATAAGGAATGCCATAAGCAAATAAATAGAATAGACCTTGTTCAAATAACCTGGATGAAACAGCTCTGTCAAGATTAAGATTCTTTACACCTATCTTATCTCCTATTTCTTCAAATAATTTAGCAACTAAAGCCATAGCTTTTTGAGAACCTCTAGCACCACCACCAACTATATTAGCTATAATATCAAAAAATGAAGGAGCAAGAAATTCCTGTCTAACATCTTCAATCTCAGCATCTAAATCAACATCATAACTCTGGGCTTTGGTAGACATCCAGAACATAGGGTAATTTAAGTTTCCTATATCCTCATATGCTATATCAGTAGCATTAGGATTCCCAACTGTATTATCCCTAAAGAATGGAAGCTTTGATTTATAAGCAAACCTGTTTATAAACACATCTCCACCGAATATAGTAGGATATTCTGATACAAAGTTACCCAGTGAATCCCTAAGACTCTGGTAATATCCTGTATCAATGGTTTCATAAGAGTACATATATCCCCATTGATTAGGTAAGTCTCTTTTTATAGAACCATAATAAGAACTTATGTCAGCTAGTCTATTTGTTTCTGGGGATAGAAAATCACCATTTAGAGATGCTATATTGTATCTAGAAGTATCTGTAGGGATACTATTAGAATATTCATGTGGAAATTGAAAATCTCCACCAGTTGCTATATATACAGAACTTTCTCTACGGAAATTATTTATAACCTTTCCATTTTCAACAGAGTTTAGTCCGTCTATAATATATTTATTAAAGTTTATTCCCCTTTGTTTAAACCCATCATTAGGTATTCCAAATGACCTGTTATAGTTTCCAACAGAGTTAAAAGTATAACCAAAGTTTGTAAATGGTGCTAACCTTTCAAATAGTTCTACAGCAGCTACATAAGTAGGAACTACATTAGCCATTGTATACTCAGGCCACCCCATCATACCAGCTCCAATAACTACACCACCAGAAATACCTAGTCCAGCAGCAGCCTGAATAGCTCTTGGTGTAAGAAATTTATATTCTGCATTATCAGTTACTTTAACAAAATGCCCAACAGATTGTCCATACTCAATAGTTTCCATCTTAAGAAACTGTCCTGTATTACCTAAAGAAGGTTGATAAAAATGAGTATCAGGAGAATGGAAAGTAAAATGACTTTTAGAATCCAGATTGTCAAATCCTTTTAAAGCATCATTAGTTATAAATCCAGCATGACTATCCAATTTTGTATTTACGAAATAAGGATCTTCCCTTAAATCATTAAATGGATAATTAGGATAAAAATAATTCTTATCATCATATCTTGTAACACCTACATTGTGTATAAGTCCTTTAGCTATGATACTCTTATTATTTACCCTGTTTCCTCTTGTTATCTTAAATCCTGCTATTTGTGAAATTTCTTCAGCAGTAAGTGTTTCCTTAAGAGCCTGTATAAAAGATATAGGATTTATCTTAACCCCTAATGGAAATATAGAATGTTCAAAGGAAGGGTCATTTAAGTCATTATTATCATGTATAGGACTAACCAATACATCAGGCATTTTATGATGTCTGATTCTTTGATTGGCTAATGTTCCCCATATCTCTGTATTATTAGGATACCTTTCTTCACTTTCCCAGTAAGCCATTTCTCCATATTGATATGGTCCGATATAACAATCTCCAGGAGTAGTAGGATATGGTGTAGCAGTTACACTACCTGTATTATAAACTTGCCAATAGAATTTTGGCTTAGGAGGGTTACAGGGATCAACAGTGGAAAACCCATTATCTGGATTATCTGGCTGAACAATCTGTACATCCTGCATATTAGCTTGTCTACCAGGGATATGGTAAGACCTGGATTGTTTACCATTCTTGAATATAAAACAACCTTCATAAGGATATACTTCATCCCTCATATACCCCTTAAACTTCTCTACATTAATACCATTATTATAACCCTGAAATTGATTATAAGGTATTTTATATGATTCCCAAAGTAAACTTACTTTACTCCAGAATGGTTGATAATTCTTTTCTTCAGTCTCTTTAAGTATATCCCAACCAAGTACATTATCCACCACAAATAAATCTTCTGCCACATCATAATATGGGTACTTCTGAAATACATCTTCTATATTAAGAGCCTTATCTGTTTTATTAACACCAGTGTATGTATATGTATAAGTAGGATTCGCAGTGGGGAAAGTACCTACTTGTTCTACAGATACTATATTATTAATTGTTTTTATTACTATTAGATTGAAATACTCATATAGTCCACTCTGATCCAGGTTTGTTATCTCAAATGTAATTGCTTTAGCAGTCGGAAGGTTAAAATCTGGTGATTCTTTCTGTTCAAAAATACCAATAGGATTTGTAGCATTATACATCCCTGTAAGACCTTCTCCTAAAGAATTTGCATATTGTACAACCCCCTGATAAACACCAGTTAATAAGTTTCCACCAATGGTAACTTCGGTTCCCTTTATTTCAGGTATACTAAAATCAGGTTGAACCCTTAACTTATTACAATCCAGTTCCCCTACTTTCTTTATTCTTTTGAAGGAATTATTTGGATCAATTTCCTCAACCCAGGGTAAATCATCCAAATCAATATACATCCTGTGACCCGGTTGACCATCAGTAAAGTAAACCTGTGTAGAACAATTGGTTGTTTTTACAACCATTTTGTGAATGGGAAAATTGATATTAAACCCAAATTTACAACCATTTCCTACATCAGATATAAGGGTTTTATATTCACAAGTATCATTAGTCCCAAGCCCTACTTCACTATCTCCAGTTTCTGGATTTGTAAGTATAAAAAATATCTTACCTAATTGAGAGATATTTTTAGCTCCTATAACTTTATATCCTACAGGAAAATCAAAACAAAAAAGATTGCCTTGTTCATTCTGAATAGTTAATATGTTACCATCCCATCCCTCTACTACGGCATTCAGTGCATAAGGATATTGCCCTGGCTTTAACTGTGAAGTTATAGAGTCAGGATTTAAACCAAAATAAAGTTGTTTAGGATTCAGTGAAATTTCTTCAGCCATATTATCTTATCTCATATTTTTGAAAACGGTTCATATCCTTTATTATCTTCCTGTTTATATCATATACAGTTTCTTTTTTCTTCTCTATATCTGCGATAATATAAGCTTCATCAGCCATTCTTGTATACCTATCTAACTGATTAAGATAATATTTTGTTAATCCTTCATCAGTATTATTATTCACAACCTGTTCCCAAACCTTCATTTTTAAGAAGGCTTCAATGAATTCTTTTAATCTGTAATTATCAGGAATCATTTCATACCCATTACAATCAAAGCTTTTTGAATAATACACTAAGTATACTTTTCCTTCTCTAAAGGTTACAGTAAATTTATTATCATGTATATCAAAAGAATCTGGACCATTAGAATGGAAATTTGCACAGTCTTCAGCACACTCACCTTTACTCCATATAGTACCAGGTTTTAGCAGGTATTGCTTCTTATAGTGTGCAAAGGCTGTATGAGTAGTTTTATATACCGCTTTAATAATATCAGGCATACCACACTCATTACATTTATCACAATATACATCTGGGGTATCTAATCTTGTAGAAGTGGATTCAACTTGTTGATAATCAGCCCCAGGTAATACATAAGCAGATGATACATCAGTGCATAACCAAGCTTCTCTTACAGCATAAAAATCATCAGGGAGTCTTCCTTGAAAATCACTCATTGTAAGAATAGCTGAATTTATTCTATATGAACCTCTTCCTAACCTATCTAAACATTTAGACAGATAAATGGGAAACATAGTGTCATCAATAGCCCCTGTATCAAAAAATGATTTAAACTCTTCTTTAACAATAGCTATTAATCTTTCTGGGCTTTCAAAGGTATATTTGTAGTAATTCATATTAACTCCACTCTTGGTATTTATAATGTTGTTCTGGTTGAGAAAGATAATGATTTAATAATCTAGAAGTAACCCTGGATGGTTTAAAACACCATAAAGCAGAGTATTGAAATCTAGCATTTTTCTTATCCCACTGCCATTTAAATTTAAATCCCTCGGTATTAAAATTCATATGGTAAATTAATTTACCATGCTCTTTAGTTTTAGCCCAGTTAACTGGTAAGCCTATTATTTTTGTACCATCAGGAAGTTCTTTTTCTTTTTTGGGTTTATATTTTGTTATTGTAAAGTCTCCAAAACCATATGGAAACTTGATTTTTCTCCCTGTTTCCAGTATATAATCCCTGAAGGCATAATTGAAATTATAGACTATATTACACCAGGTATTATAGTCTATTTTTAATTCTGGATGTTTCTGTTTAAACCTTTTAAAAACATCCTTCTCTGTAGTTCTATATTCTACGGCTACTCTCATTTACTTGTATCATCTTTATTATCTGAAGTCTTATCAACTGCTAAATTGAAATAAGTCTTCATTAATGTGGAATAAACTATGTTTTTTATATCTGTAATTCTATCTGCTGGAGCATAGAATGGCTGATCCAAAGGATTAGCACATAAATCACTTATATGTGGCTTAACCATGCAATCACAATCCTTTCCTGGAAATAGTAAGTCATTACTAACTATCTCAGCAGGATATAGGAATACATTAGCAGCTTTTGTATCTGGATTAGATATATAAAGGTGATCATTTAAGATCCAGTAATATACGTCATTAACATTTAGTTTAAGTTTTAAGATATTTGCATACCTGTTTGGGTTAACTTCTTTTAATTTCTTAGTCATATCCAGACCATATACACCTTGTATAGCTAACCCCCAAGTTCCTTCTCCAATCTTTGGAAGTTTCTTTTTGGATTTAGCAACCATAGTCTCTGAGATATATTCACAACATTCAGAGATAGGGACTTTCTCCATTTCAAGGCATGGAAAAAAGGCAAACACGTTAGGTGATTGCCATAATTTCCTTTTATCTTGACTTTGTTTTATTAATAAATTACAAGCATCCTTAGCCTCTCTAAGGATTGCCCTATCTGTAATAAAATTATCACTACTAAGTAGCTTACTCATACTCCTGATTTGGCTGACAACATCTCTATTGGTATAACTCATGGTTTATAATATTCTAAATATGATATTGGTAATATATCTTTATAAGATTTTTCATATATCTCTTTTGCTATAGTATATCTATTATCTTTACTAAAATCTATTCCATACAATATACTATATTCAAAGTTTTTATCGGCTATATCTTTAATAAAGGTAAAAGCTGTTTGCATTTCTAAAGACATCCAAACTGCGTTATATTCTTGCTTCAAATTCGCCTATTTTACCCTTTGTAGGGTGGTAAACAAATAGTAATCCAGCTCTTACACCATGTACAAAATTATTATCCTGATGCCATCTATCTGTACCAGATAGTGAGGGTACTTGACAAATTCTAACTCCTTTATACTCTTTAGCCATATACACATGTTTGTCTCCCGTGTGAACCTCCCTATAAACCGCATTACCAAAATCTACAGAGTCTTTACCAGTCGCAAAGAGTAATGGTAAATCATCCAATTTGCAGTTTCCATGATGATACCCTATAAATGTACAACCAAGTACTACTGATTTAGTAGTAGAATGTTCCCTTTGGAAAGTTATATAAGGATCATTACTGTAGAACACATCTAAAGCATGTGCAAGATAAAAAGATTTAGTTCTGTCATGGTTACCTTGAACAAGTACAACTTCTACTTCTTTACATAGAGTTCTTAGGAATCCTATAGTATGTACTAGTAAATCAAACCCTTCTTCATATTCTGTGTGGTATTCTACAAGTACATCTTGTGGTGTACCAGCAGTTGTGGAATTTTGTATATTATCTGTATGAAAGAAATCATTAGATATAGGGAATACTATCTTTCTAACATTATAGTTTGTAAGATTACTTGTTAATTCTGTAACAATATCTACATAATGTCCCTTTTTATGTTCTAAAGTTTCTCCTTCTAAATTCTTCTTAGCCAGATGGAAATCTGCTATATTCAGTTCTATATCTACTTCTTGTCCATCATTATCCCCTACTCGATATTTGTATAATTCATTCTTTGGCTCATATGTCTCTAAAAACTTAGCAAAGTCTTTAGCTGAGTAATCTTCTGGTTTCTTTAAAGAGGCTAATACAGAGGATGTAAAATGACCATTTGGTTTTAATTTAGACCAGTAAGTTGAAATCTTATACTTACCTAGGTCTATCTTATGTAATTTAGCTAGTTCAACATCATCTTTTGGTTCAAATGTTGTCTCAACAGAGGACTCTAAAGTACCTTTTTCAACATTAACTTTTCTCACAAAATCCTCTATAACTTCTTGTTTATCAACCACTTTCTTAATCTGTTTCTTAAGTTTTTTAATCTCTTCCTCAGTAACTCCTAATTTTTCAGCATAATAAGAATTTGACTTTTTATGCTTTAATAACCCTTTTAACTCTTCTAACATATAAGTTTTTTAGATGAAAAATATTCACACAAAGGTAAAACTCTTTTTTGACATAACCAAATAAAAAGTATACTTTTTTTGTTTATTAACAAAATAATGTAACTATTATAGTTTAAAAACAAAAAACCTCCAATCCAATGGAGAGGAGGTTTTTGTCTAATTTGATTATTTAAGGTGCTAAAGTTGTAGTAGTTGTAGTAGAAGTAGTCATTTCTCCAGATATACAATCTCCACTTTCTGTAACATTTACACCCACAGGTGCTTCTACACTATCCTGTACAGCACATACATTGATTGTATCTCCTGCGGGTAGTATCACAGCAATAGTAGTTGAATTACCACATTGTAGCCAAGTAACTACTTGATCAGCCCCTGAGTCATTAAATATATCATATATAAATGTGGCACAAGTTGCCCCACAAGAACCTACTAAAGCACAGAATTGGGCAAGTAGTACTGGACTACCAGCTATATAACTCATAGCAGTAGATAGTAATGTTGTGAAATCAATAGCTAAATCTAAATCTACCTGTTCAGTAAAAGCGTTATAAGTAGGAGTTAAAGATATTCCTGATTCAGAATCTCCATTTAACTTCTCTATCAAAGAATCTGGATTAACATCACCTGGTCCAGCTATTAATAAATAGTCTTCAGTAGCATTTATAATAACTTGTCCAGGAGTTGTAGTATCATCCAGAGTTATATTAGTACCTGCTGTAAGCTTATCAATCAGAGTACCTGGGGATAAATCAGAGCCATTACTAGCCACTAACCTATCATTATTTACTAATGGTACAGCTAACTCTAATGTTAAACCCCCGCAAGTATCCATTGGATCTGTGGCTGTCAAAACAAAATCCGCAGAAACTGCTGTAATAAGGTCTTTTTTAATTACATTTATCTCTGTAACAATCACTTCTACAGCTTCTTGTAAATCAGTAGCTGATTCATCTAAGCAATCCCAGGTAATAAGGGTTGGGTCAAAAGGAAATGGTTCACAAACTTTGTCAGTTAGTAAACCTATCGTTTCAACTAGTGTATCTGCCACACCTCCTGCTAAACAGTTTAGACTGTTATTAAAAGTTGGTAATACAGCAGCAGCACTAGCTATTACTTTAACAGCACATATTTGTGTGATAAGCTCTTCAAAACCTTCTGCTATAGTTGTTGGAGGACTAACTACTGTAAAGCAGCTATTCCAAGTTACAGAAGAAATATCTATAGCATCGTCAATATCTCCAAATTTAGCACAATATTTTGTAAGGACAGTTACTAAATTATCTACATTAGTTACACCAGCACTTACACAAGTTATACCTGGATTTGTAATAGCATCCAGGGCATCTTGGACATCTGACTGGTAAGCAGGAAAAGTAACTGTTATAAAGGTATCTAAATCATCTGCTATTTCACAGGCATACCCTGTAATAGCATCTACAAATTCAGCCTCAGTTGTTATAGCTTGACCAAACCAAGTTGGTAAACAATTGAATTGATAAGTAGAATAATCACCTGTAGCAGAACATATCTGTTCATCTATTTTCTGTAAAGCAACTTCTAATGTATCTCCAGTTTCTATTCCAGAGCATGGAAGAGCTGGTCCTGTATAACATAGATATTTTACAGGTAAGCAGTTTTGTTGTTGACAATCCAGGCATTGGTTATTCACAAATGCTTGTATATCAAATGTTATAGGGAGTGTAGAAGAGCAATCTGGACAAGGCATATTTTAAAATTATTTTTTACGGAATGTAAACAATATAGTAACAAGCTGCGGATGGTTGTAAATTAGTATGAGCTAATCCAGAACCTGAATAACCTATACTAATACCAGTAGTTGATTTACTGGTCTTTGGATTCTTATACCAATAATTACCAATTGCTGCTGCGAAACTTTCTGTTCCACCACCTACATAACCATTAATAGTATGGTCATGCCCAGGATCTGAAATAGCATGAGTATGTGGTGGCATTTGATTAATAAGTAATGCCACAGAGGAAACACCTACTTTTTGGTTTAATACATAATTAGTTCCTGAATTTTGTGGTAATGAAGGATCAACAGCACTGTCTAATACTCCACCAGGAACATTTTGTATAGCTCCTATAGGACTTCTACCTCTCCAGTCTTGAGTTCCATTAAGACCATTCATTAGGTATACTTTCTCAAATCCAGCAGCAGTTAAGCCTTTTCCTGTATTATCAAAGTTTGATAAAGAGCCTATATAAGGTATAGGAGCATATGGAACCATTCTAGTATTATATTGGGTAGTTGTAGAACCACCTCCCCCACCTCCAGGATTAATACAGGCATCTACTAAATCACATAATTCAGAAGCTTTAACATAATCCCCCTCTATGGCAGTTATCCTTGTAGCATTGTCACAGGCTTTATTTATAAGAGCCTGAGTAATCTGGTCTCTACTTGATGTAGATGTAATTCCTGATAGACAATTAGTATTAAAAGAATACCCAGCAGTTACTATAGCTGTTAAGTTTGTAATCTGATTCTGTAAACTACAAGAAGCAGTTATAAGAGTCTGGAATAAATTTGGTACAGTAGTGGCTTGGGTACTTAATATATTAGATATTAAAGTACAAGTAGTATTTAAACCTGTTATTGTAATGGATGTACCATCCATCAAGGTGAGTAATTTATCTAAAATTATCTCATTTATCTCAAATTGAGATTCATCCCCACATATTCCAAGTAATACATAAGCATCTCCAGTATAAGAAATACACCTATCTGGAGTGATTATACCATTACAACTTTTTAAGCAATCAACGCAAGCCATATATTAATATTTTAAGGAATACAAATTTCATTTAATAATGTTACAGTGAAGTAATTATCCACACTGATAGTATCTGGTACACAACACAGGTCTATAGTCTCCTGACTATTTATTACTATAGTAACTGGATTAGGTCTATCTCCACCACAAGGTAGATAAGTTAGATTATAATCCGCATCAAAAGGAGCTTCAGGATTTCCTGTTACTCTATATCTTGAACAATACACCGGATAAGATGTTGTAGTGGTACTAGTAGTTGTTGATGTTGTAGTAGTAGTCGTAGTTGATGTAGTACTTGATATTACTTCAATGTCACAATCTTTACAACGGCTGCAATCTTCCTCCCTTACTATAAAGGAAGCTTGGGTAATAATTTTATCTACAGATATAGATGAACATGGGTATGTAGCATCATATAATCTATTATTTAATATTCTTTTATACCTTAAAAGATCTCTTAGTAATCTACTATTTAGACATACTCCAAGATTATAAGCTATTGAATTATATTTCTTTGTGGCATTATATATAATAGTACAGTCAATATCTGACAGTAACTCTTCTAATGTCCCACAAGTAGTACAATTTGTTAATCTCATTTCTTTTTCTTTGCATTACAAGAAGGGCATAACCCATCTATTAATCTACAAGCCTTCATTTTTACAGGACATTCTCTACATTTTGCAACCTGGCATCCCATTTTTATTCAATTTATCCAGCATACTATTAGCTGTGTTATACAATTCCATTGCTTTAGCATCCATACATTTATCAGCAGCAGCTATAGCCCCTTCTATAAAGAACTCTATAGTATCTAGTACTTTCTTTTGAGATTCTTTTATAACTAAATCACATTGCATAAAATCAAGTTTCAGAAAGTAACTATCTAATTTAGAATAGATCATGTTAGTTCTTATAAAACTTCTTTCAACATGATACTGATAAGCAGGATTAAGTGTGTATTTTACTTTATATATACCATCTGGTAAATTACTATTTTCACAATCATCACAGGTAATTCCTAATATATTACTATTATACACTTGTATAGAAGAAGGTGTAAAAGCAATACTTTTAGGTGCAAATCCAGGAACTGTTATTTCCAGTGTAGGATTCACTTTTATAAAACCAGTAGGATATGTAGATACATCACCTATAGCAAAGCTATCTGCTCTGTGTGTATCCATATAAACTAAGTCTAATTTTAAAGTTGGCATATATTTGAACTAAAAAGGGGAACAAGAGAGCTTTGGACTGCTCTTTTGCTCCCCTTGTGGTTTTTATAATTTACTTCTATCCCTTAAGGAATAAGAGTAGTAGTTGTAGTAGTTGATGTACTGGTTGTACTAGTAGTTGTAGTAGTAGTTGGACCAGTCATAGAAGCATCTGTAATAGCTCCAAGGTAGGTTACTAACATAGTTTCTATGGTAGATGTTTCTCCTTGAGGGATGTACAAGATCACTTTCTCATCTTCTGCCAAGTTAGCCGTAAAGGCATCATTTTGGTTATACTCACCAAATTGAATAACATATTGGTCATAAATCTCACCATCAGTTACATAACTCTGGAAGTATGGATTGTAACCATTCATCCTGTAGAGATGTTTGTAAGGAGATTGATAAGAGTAGTAATCAATTTCCATCTGGGCAACCTCCTTAGAAGTCAACTGAGGGAAAGAACTACGCTGAAGCAGAGTAGTTGTAGCTGTAATATCACAACCATCATACACTTCAAAATCAACAGTTGTTGCTGGACCATTACTTACCCATACCCTGAACCAAACACGGTCAAAGATATATGGATCAGCAGCCACATCACATGGTTGACCATATACTGTAAGTGGTTTAGACTCTACCAGTAATACTGCATCAGCACCTGTTCCTGATTTTGAGAAGTTAAAGAAAGAACTCAAAGTCAGAGAGGCAGTTCCATTCTGTACAGCAGCAGTTGTTGAGATTTTTGCTATGATCAAATCAATCAAAGCTTCGTTATCTACATCTGTACATGGGTCTTCTCCACACTCACAACAAGGGGCTTTTACAGTTACTGACCGTGTTAAGCCATTATATGAAATGGTATCCATATAAGCAGAGTGTCCACGAAGAGTAAAAGTTACATCCTCACCACACTTTGCTCGGAAATCAGAAACCTGCCAGATTTCATTTACAGCAGTAGCTGAACCAGTTACTTTATACCACCTCTTCACTTTAGAGGCTTTAATCCTATCTGATGGTTTGGAACCAAGATTAAGATTAGAAGCCCTTCCCTGGAAGAACTGTATAAACTCTGCTGTAGCTATATTACCGTTGGTTGCTATAGTCCTAGCTTCGTTTTTCCTTACACTGAAAACTCCATCGGCTTGAGCCTCTGTACCACCAGAAGATGGTAATGTGTTTCCAACTGGGACTACAAATACGGTTGTTAAAGAATATTCACTCATTTTTATTTATTTTATTTATTCTGTTGTTTGAATTCTGTTCTGTGCAGACTGGGCTGCGGAAATATTTTCTGTATACATTGCCAGTTTTTCAACTGTTATGTCTAAAAGCTCATCTTTAAGGTAATCTTCAAGTTCACAATCTTGGTCTATACTATTTGAACCATCAAACTTTATATAACCAGCTTTGTCAATTTGTTTTGGATACCTAATATAGGATAGATAAAGTTTTTTAGGAGTAAATGTTCCATCTGTGTAAACATGTAATTCATCAGATGATATATCTACTATTGTTTCTTGAAACTCAAAAGAAGGTTTAAAGTTGTTATTCTTTAGAATAAGCTGAATATCAGCATGTTTAATCAAATCAGGATTACAACTTATTACTCTGTTTAAGCATTCATCTTTATCTGCTAGTAAGTAACTATCCAAGTAAAACATAAAGTGAGGAGTTAAACTTACTTCATCTACTTTAACTATGTATTTATTCAGATATGGGTCTCCTAGTGTTAAGTCTAAAGGATGGTCTTCAAAATTCTCTACAAGAAATTGTAGATCTTGATACCTTTTCTTAAATGCATCTAAACCAAGTTTATACACATTGTTAGGGCTTACCTTTATTTTTATCAGTTTTAGTTGTCCCTCATTTAAAGCCAGTAGTTTATCTTCCACTGGGATTTCCTGGTGAGCATTAGTAGATAGCTTATTAAGCCTTTGGTCTATCCCATAAAGTAAACTATCTACACTTATCACTGTTTCTCTAGTTTCTTACTTGTTAATTTTTTCTCAAGGGCAATCAGATCAACTTGGTTTTTCTCATCCAGTAATATTTCTACTAGTTCTTCTTTTGAAGTAGCTATAGTTATACCACCTTCCAGTACTTTACCACCTTGTCCAGGTCTGTATATAGAGTGTGTAAAGGCTTGTTCTACAAGATCTTTCACTTTAATCCTATCATCAGTTGTGTTTATCAACTCATTGAATAGTTTTACAGGTGCTAAACCTTTATTCTTACCTTCACGGAATTCTGTTTCTTTAAGTTGTGTATCAATTAAATTGTACACCATTTCTTCTTTAGTACTTTCTGTAACAGGTAATCCCATTAAACGAGCTATTTGTTTCTTTTTTGTAGGAGATAAAGATTCAAAAGCTACAATAGCTTTGTTAATCTCTTTCTTTCTACTATAAGTATCACGTTGCTCTGCTTCATCATCTACTATATAATACTTAACCTCAGCAGGTACTTCGCCTCTCCTCCAAGAATCTAATGAAGGAGCAATCCTAGGATGTACTTTAATCCAGTTCCATGCAATTTCTTTCATTGGATCTGTAGTATCAAAATACTCTTCGTCATTACCTATTTTAACTGGAGAAACTCTTAATTCTGCTCCAAACTTTGCAACAAGCTGCTCTTTAGCAGCAGCAAAATTCCAAAACAATGAAGTAGGTTCTAAGATACCAGGAACTCCAAGTGCATTTTCTAATCTGTCCTTAGTTTCTTTAATCCTTTCTATCTCTGCTTTCTTATCTTCGGCTGATAGCCTATCTAGATAAGGAGCTTTAATATCAAGTCCTGTTCTGTATTTACCAGATATTTCTTTAAATGGTAAAAACATTTCACTTGTTCCAGGAAACCTTGTAAATCCGTGTTTGTCCAATTGTTGATCTATAGTGTTTAATGTTCCACTATATGACTTTTTAATAGGTGCTATTTTACCTGCTCTGCCCATGATGTAGTTATTTTTTATCCTTCCTTAAAGAATTTGAAGAGAGTTTGCAAAGGAAGGATATAAAGCAAACTCTCTTCGGTTGGTTATTTAACCACTAGAATTGTGGAATCTCCTCTATAAGTACGCAGCGACTAAGATCTTCAATGAATACATCTGAACGGTCTTCCATCCAAATCTCATATCCAGGGAATTTATTAGCGGCATTAAAACCTTGTGATTTAAAAGCTCCTAAGTGACTCCTACGACCATCAATGTAACCCCATTGCATGTTAGGAGTACCAGCTCTACGAACTTCCCTGATATTGTTTACCAGTGAACCATCTGAAGTTGGAGAAACATCAAACACCATAAAGATAGGAGTTGATTTTTTGTTCTGACCAAATTCCAGATTTGTTTGTGGTAAATCCAATTCTTTAAGGTGAACAAGTTCTACTTTACCAGTTTCCCTTGTTACAAAAGAATCAAATGCGAAGTTAAGCTGTAAGTGCTGACCATTACCATTAACAAACTTATCGTTATCACCAACATTAAAGGTCAATCCACTATTGAATGCATCTTCTTTAATTGCTTGCTGGAATACGTCAAAACCTGCTTCATTGGTGTACATTTTAACCCTACGGTCTTTAACATCCACCCTACGGTAAAATAAGTCACCAAATACATTACGAATCAAATTAGCTGAGAACTCACCCCTGTTGTAAGGAACATAGTTACCAGAGTTACGCATCCTGTAGTAAACGCCAGCAGATACTTTCTTAAGCTCTTGTTTAGCACCATTGGTCCTAACAATACCTGGTTTAGACCAGATCATACGCTTAACTTTAGTTTCCAGCATTTGCTTCCTCATCATGAACTCAATAAATGGTTCCCATTTAATGTCATTACGAGTAACAGCATTTTCTCCCCTTCTATTTTGCATGTAAACCATAATATCTTTTGGTTTACCATTTTCGTCTTTTAACATTTTATCATCTGCCCAAGCAGTGATTTTGTGCTCAAAACCATAACCAGCACCCAGTGTCTCAAACATGGTGATTTTATCAGCCAATTTTTGAAGACCACCTAAGTCTTGGTCAAATTCACCAATAGATACGTCAATTGGATCTACATCAATACCAGGTTGTAACAAGGTACGATTAACGTAATCTACTTGTGGATTACCAGTTACCAGAGTACATTGATGTAACCAGCCCCTTCCATACTGAGTAGGGTCAGAAGTGATGTAAAAGTTTTGACCATACATCTTATGACCTACTGATATAATCATATTCTTGGATACAATAGTATCAAGAACTATTTCAAAGGTTTTACCATCAATACCAATAGTAGCTTGATCCAAGGTACTTTGTGGTACATCAATGATTTTAGGGAATCGGAAAGGCATTTCCACATTCCACTTCCAGGTATCACTTAAACCATCAAGGTAGTAAGGGGTACTCTTGTTAATCATATCCAGAAAATCATTACTATACAAAGTAGACTGTGTATAGATAGATATAATTTTCTTATCATAATCTGACGGAGCCAAATCATGGAAAGATTCTAAGTGGTTTGAATCAGTTAATTTACCAATAGCCCTACCATCCATAGATGATACCCTTGCATAGTTAAGTCCGGTAAATCCAGGTATTGTTTGTAATCCCATTTTATTTTATTTTTTATTTTATATTAGCCCAAGCAGAATTATCTACTTGTTTTTTAGTATTGGATTGTTTTGCGTCTTTAATTGCCAGCTTTGAAAATAACTCTGAAGATTTTCCTGTTATGGCTGTTTTCTTTATAGAACTAAAATCAAAATCATTTAAGGCAAGTAGTGCCATTTTAACTCTTTTGGAAAGATTCTCAGGATTCTTAGTTTCCAGAACAAATTTATCCCAATCTGTTAAAAGCTCACCAGAAGGTAATTTCCATTTTTTAGTATAAAGATAATCAAAAGCTTGAGTGGCTTTTTTATTATCTAATGGAATACCATCAAAATCTTTAGTTTTTAACTTATCTTGTAAAAGAGTTGTTAGATGCTGTTTGTATTCCTGATCAGCTTGAGCTACAGCAAGCTGCTTGTTCTTAGCAGTTTCATTAAGTTCCTCAAGCTTTTTCTGCTCTTGTAAAACTAATTTAGGATGAACTCTTTTTGCTTCATCTTCTAAATCAGCATATTGTTTTAGTTTTTCAACTTTAGAATCTACTTCATCTTTCTCCCATCCCATTTTTGTATAATAGGATCTTACGACTGACTCCTGATTGTCTTCTGTATCTAAATCAAGATTTTGAAAATTCTCTACCTCATTATATACAGGTAGATATTCTTGTGGGTTTGCACCATTGATAAAGATAGCATCAAATAATTCTCTCCTATCATCGCCATGTTTAGATAAGAAATTCTCTAACCACTCTGTTGCTCCCTTTTGTTTCTGAGCATTGAATAACTCAAGAAACTCTTCAGGTGTTTTTGCTATAACAGGTTCTTCTCCATCATCAGTAGTGAATGAACCAAGTTTGTAAAGTTCTTCAGAGAATACCTCAAAGTGATTTAATTCTCCTTTTGGTTCTTCCCCGTCTTCTTTAATTATCTTTTCTTCTTCCTCTTCTTCTTCTTTTTCTTCAGATAGTAAAGTATTAATAAGTTCTTCCTTATCAACTTCTTTCTCTTCTTCCTTCTTTTTAGGAACTTCCTTCTTTACTTCTTTTTTAGGAGCTGTAATTACCCCTTCCTCTTCTTCTTCAATTTTTTCTATTTCTTTAGGGTCACCTGATAAAAATGCTTCAGCAGCATCCAGATTACCATAGTTACCTGAAGATTCAATCCCTAAATCAAAGGATGGAACTGGTATAGTTTCGTCAGCCATATGTAGTTTTTTGTTAAATCTGATGTAAAAGTAAAACGTATATTTGGAAAAACCAAGAGACTTTTATATATTTCAAAAGTTTTTCGACTTATATAGCATTAAAATATTTTCTCCCTCTCTGTGAACAATTTATAAGGTCTAACCTCTACTTTATCTTTAAATTTAAGGTCTAAAATCCTGACACCCATATCTTCAAAGTAAGGGGCTATTTTTCTCTGTACAGCATTCTTAGTAGTCTTCTTTTTTATATCTGTCCATATAATATCTTCAAGATGGTCTGATAATTCTGCTGCACCGAGTTGTAACATATTAGACCTGCTATCATTATTTTCCACAAGGAATTTTCTAATATCCTCAATCTCATAATGGATTATCATTCCTATTGATACTGGTTTACCATCTGCTGTAGTAATTGTAATAGGTGGTATTTCCATAGTATCTGGTTTAACATGGTCTGTCATGGCATAATCTGCTACCATCCATTTCCAATATGTACCAGGTTTCAATGTTCTATGGTATTTTCCCCATCTTAGTATTATAGCTTCCTCATAACCATTAACTACAACCCAAGGTTTTATGTAGTCTGCAAATCTATCTATTGTACTGGCAAGCCATTGTCCAAATTCAGAGATTCCCATAATTATTTCTTTTTAGCAGCAGGTTTCTTGGCTTTAGCAGCTTTTAGTTGATTGTTTGAAATAGCAAGGTCATTTTTCATATTCTCCCTCTCCACTTTTCTATCTTCAGCTTTTTGCTTATTGTCATTCATCATCTTCTGCATCTCCAGAGAAACCTTCTTATTTTCAATATCCCTCTTTGTAAGTATCTCCTGATTCTTTGCAGCTAAATTAGCAATCTCCATAATATCTGGAGAACCATCACCATCTGTATCAGTAGAAGGAGCTTGGAAATAAGTTTTTATCTGTGCCTCTGTTATCTTCGTATTAGCATTAAGGTCTGCTACATATTTCTTCATTTCCATATCTTGTTGGAAATGGGCTTCTTCTTGCTCCAGAGTAACTGCAACTCTATTATTCTCAGACTCTATCTTAGATTGTTCAAGCTGCATTTCCTGCTTCTTCATTTCCTCTTGCTTATCTCTGAGGTCTTTGAATATCTTCTGCATCTGCCTAAGTGAGTTAGTACTGTATAGTACACTTACATCATAGATAGAAGCACCATTCTGCATCATAGCCTGAGATAACTGCCTGAACTCATTCAGTAATTGTTGGTCTTCAGATCTGGAAGTAGCAAATATCTTTAAGTCCTTGAGTTTCAAGTCTTTACCTAAAACTTTAATAAAGGCTTGCTCACCAAGATTGGTGATGTAAGATATAGTACTTTCTTCTTTATTACTTTCTATATATTGAGCAGCATCAAGTACAGCCTGATATAACTGGTCTACTACATAATTATGTGCTGCAAAATATGGTTCTGTTTGGGCAAAGGATTGAACAAGAGCATTCTGGTTAGCTGTAGCTGTTTCTGTAGCTAAAGCTCCACCAAGTCTTTGTCTGTTCATACCAATAAGTTCCCAGCACTCACTTTTTAGTTGAGCAGCCAATCTATATCTTGATTCTATCTCTGAAGTCCTTGTTAAATCCAGTCTACCATATTGACTACCAAAAGATGTTCCACCTTTAGTATTCTCAGGAGAATCATCTACAAAGATAACCCCTCTTTTTCTCGCAGCTTCTTCCCATATTTCCAAGGCATCTTGACCATCCCCATCTTTAGGAGTTGGAATATGTCTGATAGACATAGCTTGTACAACACCTTTTTCTTTCTCTAGTAATTCATAGAGTTGGTTCATACAAACATTGTACAATACCTGGAATGGTTTCATTAAGTCAACCAGGGATTTAGCAGTTGTATTCTTTAGTTCATGAGTTACCCCTATAATTGGGGAGTAATCCAACAGTTTAAAAGGTTTCATAAAGAATATATCTGGACCAATCTTTGTACCCTTATACCATTGATTTATCCATCCCCATTGAATATCTATTTCATTAGGGCTACCCTCTTTATAGTTCTCATCAACAAGCATTTGTTGAGGTTCTCCTTCTTCATCAATATAGGTAAGTAAACCTGTTTTCTTTTTAGATAAATGATAAGACTGTACTACAGTATATTTATAACCAAAGGAAGCGGTAGTATTTGTTAAACCTAACCAGTCCCTTAATTCATCATTATTCTCTTTCATCTCAGACTCAATCATCATTCTTTCCTGAAGAACAAGTCTGTTATATGTATCATATATGATACTATCTGGACCAACTTTACCAGAGTAAAGATTTGATTCCCTAACATTTATAAGACCATAATCCTGATGGGCTTTTCTAAGATGCTCTATTTCTTCTAAGGATAATTCAGGGAATTTTTCTATAATCTCAGAAATTTCCATTACCTGAACAGTTCCATTAGCATATGGAACATTCTGCTCACCAGATACTCCTGAAGTATATTTAGCATCAGGTGTTCCTAATTGCCAATAATTCTTAGGATTAACTACCTCTATATTAAATCCAGTTTTTGAGTTATCCTCAAATATATGAAAGTACTCTCTGGAAGATATGAGTAAATCCCTGAAAGCATCTTCTGATTTTTCTTTACAATTAAACTGTACCTTTAAAGCAGTTAAGACATGGTTACCCCATTTCTCCCCTTCAGTAGTAAAGGTATTCATATATTCCTGTACCTTCTCAATAGAAAGCTGTACAAACTCTTCTTGGGGAATACTACTAACATCTTCCCCTCTCATCGCTAACTCATTCATTAACAGTTTCTTACCCTCCTGGATAATAAGCTGTTGCATAATACCAGTCTTGAATTGTAGCTCTTCATCCTTAGAATCATCATCAAAAGCTCTTACTTTATGCAAGTCAGGTCTTTTAGATAATTCCCCTATCATTGTATTAACAGGAGGATTCAGTATTGGATAATGCTTTACATATTGTGGAAGCTCTGTATTAGCCATTAGTACTTCTGTAAAAGATTGTACTTCAGGCTGTTGCTGATAAAAGTCTGTATAATCAATTATACCTTTCATCAGGTCATAGTTCTTCACAAATGTCCTCCTATGCTTTTTATATTGGGCATAGGCTACATTAGCAAAGTAATCCATTGTGTTCTTTATCCAAGATGGATCTTCTTTCTCCTTATCAGTTTTAAACTGGTCAGGGAATATATTTAAATAGGCGAACCTTACATTTTCTTCTTTGGTTACACGGGTAATAATCATCCGAATATTTTTAATTGTTTCTTTCCTGTAAAATTTGTTGATCCAGTAAAGATTTTTGAATTTCCTTTAATTGGGTTTTTAGCATAATAAGATTGCATTCTTGGGTCAGTTTTGTCACTCCCTACTGCACCTATAACAGGGTCTAATTTATAAGCCAAAGCAACTGCTAATTCAGCAGCAATTACCCTATCTGTATTTACTTTATGCTTAGGGTCTTTAGAGAATTTAGTAATTTCTTCCAGAAGCATTGGGTCAGGTATTCTTGATACACCTGTAGTTTCTTTTATAATACTTCCATTTTCATCTTTCTCTATATCTATTATTTCATCCAGGTAGGATTTGAATGTACCATCCAGAAAATTTCTAATTGCGGTAGCAGACCTATGTATTCCTTTCTTTCTCTTTACAGTAGTATTTGGTACATATTCTTTTAACCATTCTGGCTGGTCTTCTAAATAATGCCCATCATTTCTGGCAATCATAAAGTCAATAAAAGACATCTCATCATTCTCACACAGGGTTCTGGCATTATAATACTTAATCAGATTCCTGGCATTCTCATTCCATTTCTCTTTACTCTGTGGTCTTGCAGCATAGCAAGCTACAAACATATTCTGATATTTCTCTGAAGAAATACCATGCATTCTTTTATAAATATAAACTACTCCAAGTGAATCTGAGTATTCTGCTTCACCCTGTCTGTAAGGGTCAACCCCAGCTACATACAATCCAAAAGGAGGGTGTTCCACGGGAAACTCCCATATCTGAATAGGAGCATCAGTATCTTGAGTCTTAACAGGAAACTCAGTTATAAATGGTTTATCAGAGAATTCATGTACTATTTTTTCTCCGTTATGGAATATCTTAACAGGTGTCCCTGTTACACCTAAATCTCTTAACCTTGTTTGTTGAGCTTTAGCAGCCTCTACATTAAAATCATTATGTGTTAAAACCAAGAAGCTATCTGAAGGTTTCAGGGGCCAGTAGGCTTTAAACTTCAGAATTGTTTTTGAGTTACCTGATTTAACAGCTTTATCATACTCTGGTTCCCACCACTCTCTTAAGGCTCTTTCTTCATTAGAAACCAGTATAGTTATATTTTGTAAATCTGGATGGTCTATACCAAGATATTCAGCCAGAGTCTTTGGTTCCTTATAAGCCATTTTAGCTCTGGTAGCAGCTATAAATCTTCCTATCTTTCCACCACCTTCCCATTCATTCTCAAACTCAAGCATGTTATAGGAATACGGATGGTAGAAAACTTCCGCTGCTTCAGCACCAACTTCCATATCACCACCAGTTCCACATAACATAACCAAACAAGATGGTTTATTACCTCCACCAGACCACCAGCAACCATCACTATCTTTTATACAACCAATAAGATTAGGTAGAGTACCAATCTCATCAATAAGGTGAAAAGAAGGTCTAGTACCATTAGCAGCCATAGTATCAGTACCAGCCTGATAGTTCCTGACAAGTATTTTTGAATTGGAAGATTTTGGATTTGGTAAGTTAGATGATTTATCTTTCCAACCAGCTTTAATCTCTTTCTTCCAGTCCGATACAAGTCTTTGCTTTTTAAATATTGGGTGAATATTAAGCAACCCATCTTCTATCTTATCCGTAGCTAGTTTGATATAATTAGCTGCTCCACCAGATATTACACACTCACTATTACTATAAAATGTATATTGATGTCCAGCACAAGATCCTGCAATAACTGAATTATGTGTTACTGTATATCCATCAGTTAAAAAACATTTTGACTTATTATCTACTGTAATACAAGTTGCCTGTTCTTTACCAAAATACTCTATATTTACTATAGATGTCTTATCCCCTCTATACTTACCTATATTATTTAACTTTCTTGGCAGTTTGAATATTGGCTTATCTGTCATAAGATTAAACCTATATTTATCTTTAGCTAAAGTTACTACACCTTTATTTTTATAACTATTTTTTGTCTTTTTGATAGTTACCTGAATACCTAAACTTCTTACTAATCTATAAAAACCATTTGCAATATTTACATCTGTTGTACAAAATTCTATTACTCCATTTTTCCCACAACAACCATCTGTATCCATTATTCCTCTTAATAATTCCATTCTTTGCTCTACAGAGGAATAAAAATAACAATTAGGTATATGTTTATTATTTATTAAATCTAGCTCTTGAAATTTAGATAAGAGAGAATTTCTTAGTCCACCTTTCATTCCATTACTTATATTATAAGAAATACCATGTTTCCTTACTTGTAAATTATTTTCTTCTGCATATGTATATACAAAATCTGAAATTTCTTTATCTATTGTAGTTATTCCTAAAGTTCTTTTATTACCATCTCCTAACCATAATCCTAAAAAATAAGGATTTATTGGTAAATAATTCTCAGAATATTCAACAGGTTTATTATTTGGTATAAAATACCTATATGCCAAACCTTTACTATTTTTATAAGATTTTTTCCTATTTATCAGGTAGTCAGTTTTTATAGAAGAAAGATTTTTATCCTCATATTTACGGGATGAACTATTCCAAACTCTCCATATATGATTATCACAAGAATATAAAACCCTTCCATCTCTTAGGGTAATTTTATATAAGTCTATTAATCCTTGTGGGTAAACCCCAGTAATAGTTGTTAATTTACCATCATCCCCAAATATCTTATCACCTATTTTAGCATTACCAATTAATATTTCTCCATTATTTGTATATAGAGTGGCTGTATTTATAAGTGCTTTACCAAAGTCCCTGCTACCTACTAATGGATAGAATTTACCTTCTTCATTACATCTTTCCAGGTCATTAAATATGTCCCAATCTATATCCCTTAATAAAGGTGTTTCAATTTTCCTTACCTTTTTCTTATTAGGTAATTCTACATACATTGCAATCTTCCAATAGACCGTATGAAAATACAGTCTGCCGGGAACATGAACTGCCCCATCAGCCAAGTAAAACCCATTCATACACCTGTCTTTCTCTTTTTTCCAGTATTCTATATAAGTCTCCTTATCTGCTGGATTATCAGTTAGTATAGGTTCTACCTGGTCTTTAAACCAGATATTTGTAGTTGTTTGCATTTATATAAGTCCCTCTTCAAATGGGGATACATCTTTATCTCCCCTTGATGCAATTTTTTTAGCCTCTTCTTTCTCCCTCATTATCTCAACCTCTTTCAACAGGGCAAGATAGTTCTTCATGGTTTCCTGGATAAACTTACCCTGAGCTTCTATTGAAGCTATTACCATTGGTAACATACCCCCTTTAGAAGTGGGTTTCCATTCTATTCTATCTTTTAACTCGTGTAATGGGTTATTATCTACATAAGCTTTCCAACTAAGTAATTGACCTTCAGCCCATTCTAATTCTGCCTCTGTAAATACACTCTTTTTAGTAGCCATTAATCTTCCTCCTCTTCATTTAAATACCCATCTTCAAATACATGTTTACCATCTTCCTCTATCTCATTGACAAATTTATCAAAAGCTTCTTTAGGCTCAGGTGGTAATATAGACTTATAAGATTTTAACAAGATAAAAAGTTCTTTATCTGATAAAGTCCATATATCACCATAATCCATAGTAGCTGTTGCTATATGTTTAGCAATAGAATAGCCAGGATACTCCTTATGTAGTTGTTCTAAAAGAGTTAGAACTTTTTTAAAATCTGTTCTCATCCTATTTAGTTATAATCTTCCCAGTCAACTCAACGACTTTTGGTTGGATTTTATTCAGTAATTTCATTATGTTGGTATTACATAAAGTTTTTATCTCTTCAGACACACCTTCTGTACCAACTATAGTCCCATAAAATCTTATCATTTCTGCAACTTCAAAATCTACTATTGCTTCTATTTGTCCCATTATACTACTATTTCGTTTATATTAAATTCATTATCAAAATCTATTTTTTCTTCTTCTTCAATAGGATTAAACCTTATCTTATTCTCTTTCTCATTAATCTCTATATTTACAAACTTAGTTTTTACTTTATCAAGTGCTTTCTTAAGTTCCATCAGGTTTACTTTCTTTAACATAGGATGTCCATTTTATCTCCTGTTTATTATCAGGATGTGATCTGTTATAAATATCAGCTCCGCAGGAACTACTTAATGAAGCTGTCTTTGTCTTTATGGGACAGGAACAAAGTGTACAAAATTCCTCTATCCTGGAGAATTTTTTACCAGACAACAATTCTGCATTCTTAGACATAAACGGGCAACCAGCACAAATAGTTCTTCTCTGCATGATTATCTCTTTCTCATCTTCAGGAAGATTCTCATGATTTAGTTCATTCCAGATACCCTCCATTACCTGCTTTGGATTTTTTAATCCCCTCTTAGCCATTTCAAAATACTCAGATAGTAAACTCATTTTACTCTTTTATTTAAATTATCAACTAAAGTAGTTAATGTTTCTAATTTCTCTGGATTATCTTTAACCCTTTCAATACCTTTTGAAATACCATTTATGTACTTCTTTAGTTTATTTTGAGAAAGATAAATTTTTCCAAATCCAGAGAATTCCAACTCATCATGTATCTTGACAGCTTTTAAAGCATCCTCTCCTTGAAAAGCTACCACTTTAAAAACAGTATCTTCAGAAAGTTCCATAGCTGTAGCTACTTGTTTAATAAGTACTTCCTTATTCATGTCCCATATTTAGTTGTAACAATATACCGTCTTTAATATTAAACAGTAGCTGTGGACTGACCACTATTCTTCTGTTGTCCTTTGTTAAATAACCTTGTTTAACTAACTTAGTTACGGTTTTCCTCACTGACTTATAAGTACTTTTATATACATCTATAAAATCATTCCTTTGGTCTCCCCTAGCTATATTTCCTTTTATAGCTGTATAGGCTAGTATTCTTATCTCTAATGGACTTAACTTAAAGTTGTTCAGTACATCTAGTATACTATAGAACTTTACAGCCAGTTCAAACTCATCTTTAAACTTTTTCCTTATCTTTATAGCTACAAAATTAGTCATATTTAGTTAATAACAAAGTGGTTTTTTAAAATTAATTTGATTTAATGCTATTTAAGTTAGAATTTTTTACAAACTCAGCTAATTTGGCTTCAAAAGCATCCAATCTTTCCTCAAATTTCTTAAAGTCCCATGAACATAGTATATCTCCATGACTCTTGGTAAAGACTAAAGTACACTGAAAGCCTTTAGAGAATACATCTTCAAAAGCAGTCTCTGGCGGATACATTTCCTGCCACCCCTCTATTTCACTATATGGTAGCTTTATCCAACTGTCTATAGTTGGAATATCCAAACTCCTACTATCTGATAACTGTGCTTCTTTTTCTTTTAGGTCAGCAAGATAAGCATCTGTAACCCTTACTGGAAATTTAAAAAACCTTTCTGAATATTTCATATTATTGTTTTATACCATAGAAATACAAGTCCTTTGTATTCTGGTTTGTTGAAAATTTAAATTCTGTGAATGAGTTGTCAAAGCCTGGAATCTGCCTTACATCATATTCAGTCAGGTTCATATAATAGTCACTGAACTGGATATGAGTAAAGGGGGAGTCCTGTGGTGTGGTTCTGGTTGTACCATGTTCCTGTCTACCAGTTGTAGCACAAGTAAACATAAACAATCCCCCTGACTTAGTTAAATCTATACAGTTCTGTATAGTTTCTTTCCAGTACATATCATGTTCAAAACACTCTGTTGAGATTACAATATCATACTGTTTACCAGGTTTAAACTCATGTCCCTTAGATACCACATCCACATTCTTTCCTGCCCCTATATCAACTCCTGTATAAGTACAGTTTGAGAACAAGTATCTATTATTACCATTTATATCCAAAGAGCCAATATCCAATACATCTGCATTAACAAATTTCTGTGGAAATTTATTCTTAACTGAATTACAAAAAACTGCTTGTTCTGGGTGTGCCATTATATAATCTGCTTTAAGTGTGCGTGAATCTCTGCCAAAGCCTTATTATTTTTATACAACCTAAAAAGCTGCCAATTAAACTCATCAACAGCACAATTAACTACTAACTCAGGTATTTTTTCTGGATCTCCCACTTCTTCCTGTGATACATAAATAGTATTTAACCTACTCTTTATGGAAGCAATAACATCTTCTGTATAGTTATTCTCTTCTTTTAATCTTTCTAGTACTGATAAAAGTTTTACCTCCTGTGGATCTTTAGTAGTTATTCCAGAAGTACCTGGAGGTAATTGACCAGGACTTCCTAATTTACAGTCGGTTCTAATTACATCATTATGCATATATTTTGTTTTTTATTTTAATAATAATATTGTTGCAGCTACTGCTCCAGCAGCTATGAGTACTCTTTCTAACCATCTAGGTTTAGGTGGTGGATCATAAAAGCTTGAGGATAAACCAGTTGTCTTTATATAATCATTGGTATGGGTTATAATAACCTCAAGCTTGGGTTTCTTGTATATCCTGCGTTTACCATTTATATCTTTCTTGAACCACCCACCTGTAGTGGCAAATACTATATTCTGTGTATCAGGAAGGCTTAGGGAATCTATCCTGAACTTCTCCTTTGTAACTGTGCCTTTAAAGTATAGGTCTGTAGTATCCAGTACAGCTACTTTAGGGACACGAATTACGTTTGAATCACAACTGTCATACTGGATAGGCGGTAGATAGAAATCTGTTTCTTCTTCCTCATATGGAACATCTACATTTACTACGCTAGTATTAGTTTGAATCTTAGCATAGGCTTTTACCTTCTTTATACTGTTAGCAAGGGATTTCTTTAGATTCATATTATCCAGTGCTAATTCTTTTATATCTCCTTGATTATCAGTTATAATCACATTCTGTCTCACAACCTCATCTCCTAATTTATTCTTCTCAATAACCATAGTCTGTAGAGCCAAGGAAGTAGAGTCCAACTTAATCTGTTTAGCATTAAGTTCTCCCCTCCTACACTGGTCCAGCGAAATTAACCCTATTATCAACCCTACTATAATAGTATATGTAATAAATCTTTCTTTTGTAAACCAAGTTTTTTTCATAATTTTCTTTTCTAAGTCTGTATATATTTCATTCATATACCTAATAGTTTTGTTATATATCTAAATGTGTTTATGTCTTTACATTCCATATTGATTTCCTTTATAATTCTTTTTACCATTTATTTTAGCATGATTCTCATTTTCTAGTTTAGAAACCCATTCTAAATTATCTACATGATTGTTATTTTTATCACAATCTTTATGATTTATTTCTATCTTATTTTCTGGGTTTAATAGGAAATATTCTCCTACCAATCTGTGAACTAAGAACTTTTTAGATTTTCCATTCTTTTTTAATTCCACTATTAAATAGCCAGTATTATTTTTAAATGGTAATTTCTCCTTTGCTTTAGAAATTCTCTCTGATTTTGTTCCAAATCTATTACCACATTTAATAACTCTTGATAATGAGATTATTTTTCCAATATTTGAAATTTGATAGAAACCCTCATAACCTTTAATATCTTTCCAAAATGTAGATGATATAACTTCTTCCATACTAAGTTTATTCTCCATAAAATGGTGTTATATGTATTTGTTTTAATATCTGTCTTAGTTCATTGATACATTTACATTCTCCTTCAAATAATGTTTCAGCTTTGTCAAATTTTTCTCCACCAGTAAAGTCTCCCTTTATTTTTAACTTATGGTCGCGAAAACCATAATTCAAAAAAACATTATAACACTTATATCCTCCAAAATTCTGTAAACCTGTACCAAATCTTTTATCTTCATTTATCTCAAACCAATGGTCTATAGATTTAGCTTTTAAAATAAATCCACAACTTTCAATTTGTTCTTTAGTTAGATAAGGAACTCTTATTTCATTTCTATCTACCCATTTAGACAAATCTTCTAATCTGTGAAATTTACAGATGATTTCTTTTTTCCACTCTACAGGCATTATATCCTGTATCTCACATTCATACCCAACTCTTATATCTGAAATTTCAGGCTGAAAATATTTTAAATTGTCTTCCATAGTCTTTTTGTTTTAATTCCATAAATAGTATTGTAATTCATATTTGGATAAAAGTTTTTATGAACTTCAGAAATTTTCATAGTTTTACACTTTTCTCTTATATCTAAAACTTGTTCTTTTGTTAATTTAGAGTTTATATTTTTCTCCCCATCCTGCCAAGTTTTGTCTTTTAATCCCAAATTCAATGCATGATTTATATTCTCAGAAGGTGTTACCCATTCTAAATTTGAAACCATAGCATTTGCTTTTATTCCATCTTTATGATTTACCTGTGCTTTATTCTCAGGATTCTTTAAAAATACTTCTGCAACTATTCTATGTATAGTCTTAGATAATTGCTTTCCTCCTCCACATAAAGTAATTGCTGGATAACCATCATTAGTTAATCTACATTTCATTATGTAAGCTTTTCTTCTTATAAGTCCAGTATTAGATACTTCATAATATTCTTCATAACCAGGAATATCTTTCCATATTTCATCTTCTATAGATGATGTAAAGTATTTATTTTCCATATTCCTCAATTTTTTTCACTATTATATCATACATAATTTGTTCTTCTTTACTCAATTCTCTTGTAAATATCTGAGAATCAGTATGTTCTGCATTATATCTTTCCATACATTGCTTTGGAGTTAAGGGGTATAATACTTCGGTTTTATAACCATGTCTCTCTTTTACTATACCAAAGAACTCATCATACTCCTTTAAGAACTCTTCATTGTATTTGTAAGGCATTTCCATCCATTCCTCTTTAATCTTCATCCTGAAGGAAAGGATTAATCCTTCTAATTTTCTAATCTCTCTTTTTAAATTTTCATTTTCCTGAAGAGGTTCTACAATTAATTCACTCATATAAGTTTCCAGTTTAAATTATACACAAAGTTAGGACTTTTTTGCCAAACCATTTGTTAATGAATTGTTAATCCTTATTACAATATTTATCTTCTAAGGTTTTTAATACATTAAGAACTTCTATAATATCATCCATCTCAGGATAATAGAAGTAACCGAGATTATCAGAAGCCTCATCTCCAAAGTGTAAATGCCTTATACCATCAAAATAAGCTGTTCCATGTAAGAGTACCTCATACTCTGTATTCTCGTCAAGGAAGTCTGAATTCATCGGGTAAGATACCCTATTAACCTGTATAAAGGTAAAACCACACTTATCTCCTAATAGATCATCTCCCTCTTCTTTCCAGTATAATCTGGAACCATCAGATAATTGTTCCCAGTGAGATTTTGTTTTAATCCTATTAAGAACATTCTCTAAAGTTGCATGTTTAATTTCCATATAACAAAGATACTACTTTAAAATGGTTTAGAAAATTTTTTTTAAAATTTTTTTTGAAAAATATCTATGGGAATTTTTTTTTTAAAATATTGAAAACCAAAGATATACATCGGAAAGAGGGTGAATCCTCCCTCACCACCCCCTCTATAGTTTGTGGATGGGTGTATTCCCCCGTCATTAACTTATTATTTAATTAACTAAATTTAATCAAAATGGGAAATTTTGAAAGGTTTAAACTGGCTAACCGTAAAGCTGGTAATGTTTCATTCTATGAGAAGGATGAATTGTTGGAAGACCTCAACCCAAGCACAGTGAGCTTGTTCTACAGTGCCAAAGCTGGATTATGGTACATGAGGCTGTCCAATGGTACTGATACTATCCAGATAGGCATCATGGATGAGTGTAAGCCAGAAAAGAATGTGCAGGACGCTGCTGATGAAATCAATGCTGCTGCTGGTGTTCTGAAGGTTGACCATAAGAACAAGAAGGCTTTGGCTACTATTGCCAAGCTTGAAGGGCTTGTTACAGGCTTCATAACAGAAACTTTCGACAGTGAAGAGAACTTCCTGTATGGTGGAGAGTCTGAGAAAGGATACTGGTTGAGAATCAGCCCTAATGCCCCAGGAACAAATACTCCTGTTGCAGAGCTTCAGTATGAGGCTGTTGTAGTGTAATTAATTGAGAGAGAGTGACTCTATCACTCTCTTTCTTTTATATATATGGGTGGGATATTATATATCTTAGGGTGGGCTATATAAAATTGTTGGTATCTCACGGCTTATAAAACACACTATTGATTTTGTAAGTCATTATTAATCAATTAGTTACAATATATTATAAATAATCACTATAAATAGCCTTGTATTACATAGTACTAGGTATTTATTTATTGATAATCAATAAATATTTAGTGATTATCAATTATAATTCGTTGATTATCAATGAAAATAGTGGAGTAAACACATCTACTGCTTAATAACAATTAAATCAAATAATGTAAATCAATCAACTTTAGTCCTTAAATAGCATTAAAAACAAGTGTGGGTTGTATCTGTATTACTTAGTCATGAATAAGTAGTATAAGCTCTAATAAATAAGCTCTGGTAATCTGTCATGGATTATTAACTTATCATTGTAAAGAGTGTATTATAACATATAGTTCTAATTAGTATGTTATAGCAGTAATGGATATATTACAGGGAATATACCTGCGAATACTCATTCTGTCCTAGATACTAAGGATATAGGTTATGATGACAAAATTTAGTGGAATAACTAGGTCATAACTTTCCTGAAGCAGATAGTGCTTAACAAATCAAGACTATCCTAAGGTTCTGACATATAGACTGGTGTTACCTGGAATATGTTAATAATATAACTAGGTTTATTGTAGATGTGTACCTAGTTATATTATTTTTATAACTAGTTGATTATCAATGAGTTCAACACCTCTTCAGCTTATAAGGCATTAATAAAAACACCTAAAAACTAATAAATCAAACCTTAAATAGCATTACAATGAAAAAGCTAGCTTATCAACAGTTTATCTCTGATCTTAAACAAGATAAAGACTTTATATCTTTTAAGACTAAAGCTCATGATATTAAGAGTGGTTTTAGTTATGGTGTTGTAGTTGTTAATACTAATAGATTTCTTATTGAAAAACCTTTAAAATCATAATATTATGGAAACAGGTACAATACATCATACTAAATGTCCTAACTGTGGTAATAATACAGTTGATGAATCAGGTGAGTGTCATTATGCTTATTGTGATGAAGAATCAGTTGATGATATGGTTGGTGAGAGAGAATTTATGCGTCATCAGGATAATCTTTCCGAAGATGAGCAGATGATATATATATATATAGACTTAAGCTTTAAAACTATTATATGATTACAAAAACAACCTTATTTGATAACTTTTAAATTAAAGACCATGCAAGAAAAATGGTTATTAGTATGTGATGGGCGTATAATCGCTACATGTCTGGCTTCTTCACATAGGGGGGCTGTAGAGAAAATTGAAAGGTATGTCAGTTATATTGATTGGGCAGAAGGAGATATTCTCTCTGAAGCTGATTATATGGTTGAATTGAAAACTTCTTCTATTGTTTGAGGCTGTCTATCAAGACAGATACTTTGGAGAGCAATAGATTTCCGGTTAGAACTCATAGGGCGGAACCCTTGAAACCTATTAGTAGGGAGTTCTATTTTATACTGGCTTGCAACAGTATGTGTTAAGTGCAAGGCGTTAATAATCTATGAGTCCCTGCTTATATGAGTGGGGATTCATTCTCTAAATACATTAAAAAGTATAACTATGAGAACAAACATAATAAGAATTGAACACCCTTCTGATGGTATAGGTTTATGGAGATCGGGTTATGATGAGAAACAATATAATACAATAGAAGACCATTCCTGTTATCTAGAAATATCTAAAAGACATATGGATCAAACAAGATTTCCTGCTTTTGCTTTTGATATAGAATTACAAAGACAAATAAGTTGGGAAGATGTTCAAGAATACAATTTTGCATTTAAAGATCTTGCTCAACTTGAAACGGCTTTAACCAGAGAAGAATTGAAGGAATGTATAGAAGCCCTTGGTTTTAAAGTATTTATGTTAGACGTAACAGATTATTATGAATCATCATATCAAATTGTTTTTATAAAAGAATCTATTGTTAACAAAAAGGATATATCATCCATGTTCTTATAATATGAAAAATTTTAAAGAGTTAAGAAAATACTTGGCTGGTATACCAGCCATAAACTATGGGGGTTGTGGATATGCCGCCTTATTTATGTATCAATGGTTAAAGATACATAAACCAAAGTTGGAAGTAGAAATTGTATTTGGATATTGTTATGATACACCTTCTTATCATGACAATGATGCATATTTTAAGGGTGTGCATAGTATTACAAACTCTTGCAGTCATGCTTTTCTGAAAATTAAAAAGAAACATATTGACTGTAAAACAAATATAGATGTAAGACATTATCCATTTAATCACAATATTTCTGATCCTAAATTTGTATTAAAAGCTTTGGAGGATACAGATAATTGGAATTCAAGCTTTGACAGGAGTTGGGTGAGAATAATGGAGAACAACATTGGCATCAAATTATCGGACATTTAAATAGCATTAACACTAAAAACTAAAAAATGACAACAATAATTATAATTCTAGCTTTAATTCTTTCTGGTTCTTTATGTTATTATTTATTTATATATAAATTATCCAGAAAAGAAAAAGAAATAATCAAAGGATGTATTAAACACTATGAAGCTGTAATCCAAATAGCTGAAGTGTCTGATAATTGGGAATACCTAATGACAGTAAATTGTGTGAATGAAGGTCTCTGTAATTATTTATGGTTTAAAAATATACCCAAAAAATTAAGAAAATGGGTTAAAAGAGTTCCATGTAGTTATAGAAAATTTTGGTACATAATACCTTATTATTGTTATTCAAGAGATGAAGCTATTGAGGCTTTACAATACAGGGTAGATAGGATGAAAGAATTACTTCAAAAATACTAAATATATTCCCAAAGTTGTCAGAGTGAGGGAAAAACTACAGTTAAAGACTCTATATTAGAGAACCAGAAACTTCTTAGTTATTAGTCTTAGGGGACAATCAGCTCGAGATGCCTAAGACGTGCTTAGTGTGAGAATCACTAACAAGGAGAATAAATAGAAATAAACTGAATCAGCTAACATGTAGATGGAAACATCATTAGGGTGAAGGGACATAGTAATATGTACAGACCAGCTAGACTCTGGAATAGCTAACCAGACAAAAAGGAATTCTTTTCATTAATGAGCCTTTTTTTGACACTAGGACTTGGAGTTACGAGAAAATATTAAAATGTTGTGGAAAGCTCCAAGCCTTCCCTATCAATTCTCATTAACATTTTAATACTTATTCATATGGTAGACATCAACGCTCTCATGAGCATAGACATGGTGTTGTATAAACAATGCCCAAAAAAACAATTTTACAAAGGGATTTTAGTATTAGATATTACAGATGGTACATACGGAGTAATTGACAGTGTACATGGCAAAATCGCCTATGTACAGTATAAAGATGGAATCCATACCATATCTGTAAATAATCTTCGTCGTCTTGTTGCTACGGATGATAGAAGGCGATGGAATTAGTCGAAACAAATTGACAATTAAAGAGCGTTGGTAGAATAATCAACGCTCTTTTTCCATCTATTATTGTATTACTGTGTAAATCAGTAACAAAGAGAAAGGGTACAAAATTAACTGGGCATAGTTGGTATTAACCCAACATACTAAGCTGGTAGTATAAGTGACTATAAACAGTTTACCTTTTTCTTGGGGCTTATATCTTTGATTATTAGTGAGTTAGCTTACGAGACTAACTTTAAATGAGTCATTCACTGTTAATTCCAGCTTTAGATATAATGGAAACCTAGGCAATGAAGCAGCTTGATAATCAAAGTATTAGTGCGACACAAATAAAAACTAAACATATGAAAAAGGTAAAACTTACCAAAGAGAATGAATTTAATCTCAGAATGCTCTTAATAGGAATAGCTATGGCTTTGCTATTATTACAAAGCTGCAATAAACCAAAATTAAATAATGAGACTATTTATGTCGAATATTTCAAAAAAGGATATATTATATATCCTGATTATGTATGTTCTGACACTATGATTGTAAGAGATCATATAGGTCTTAATAAAGCTTTGGCTTATTTGGAACAGACAAACTCATCATTAGTAGAAACTGATGATGAAATTGACAGTTTATTTCATCAATATTGTATAATTAAACCATAAAAACAATGATAAAGTTAATAATAATGATTTTTGCATATTTTCTTATTTGGTGTGCAATAAATCTAAAACGTAGTGGAACAAGTAAGATTTATTTATTTGATAAACACTGGTGGATACAATTAATATTAGTATCTATAGGTGGTTTAATTCTACACAATATTAAATAACAATATATGAGAAATTTTATAATAACCCACGAAAATGTAGATACTGGAGAGTTCTTTTTCAGTACAGATCATTGTCAAAAGCATAATCTTGGGGATCGCTGGGTTCCATGTACATATGGACCATTACCAGGACATGTAGCTCCAAGACCTTCTCTATCTACTGGTATTATCAATAATAAAGAAGATTATCTTAAGGTATTTGGTGTAAATAAAAAACAAATTCTTAATCCACAACCTGAATATCAGGCTTAAATAACAATTAAAATTCAAGCTTATGAAGCAAAGTTATACCCAGATAGAGGGTAAATTCTATCAAGAATGTGATATTATTATGCTATCTACTAATACAGATAGTGTTGTAAAAAAACAAATATCAACAGGTATATTAGATTATAGTCCTGCTATGATGAAAATGAAAGAAAAAGATTGGGAAAATCAGCATCTCTACTTTATCTCTGATGAAGAGATTAAAAAAGGTGATAAAGTATATCATTTACCATCTAAAGAAATAGGTGAAGTATTAGAAGTAAAAGATAAAACATTATTTATACAATATCCTTCTGAACAAGTAATCTGTGTAAAATATAACTGTAAAAAGATAATAGCTACTACAGATAAACTACTAACTTGTAATGGTGTTAAAAGAGAAGGAGAAAGCTGTACTTACAATAATAATTGTAAATTTCCTAAATGTCAATTACCAAGACCTTCTAATGAGTTTCTCAAGAAATTCTGTGAACTGGGTGGTATTAATAAAGTGTTAATTGAATACACAAAATATCAAGAGTATAATATGCCTTATAAAATGTCTTTAAAAATAGCTCCAGATAATACCATCACTTGTAAGCCTATAAGTAAATCTCATTCAGAATTATGGGATGATGCTTTTAGAGTGCTTTGGAACAGAGATGTTTCTGAAGGTACAAAAGAAGCCATGATTCGTGAAAAGTATAAAATTTCTTTGAAATAAACTTCTTAAAGACTATTAGTAAAAAGCTCCTATCATGGAATTAATTACTCTTCAGAAAATATAAGTAGGATTATATAGAATTCGTTGATGCGTGTCGCACAAACTCATGTTTCATATATAATTCACTAATAGTCTTTATTTTCTTTCTTAATCAATTAAAACTAAATTATAATATGAAATATTTATTCCATTTACTTGGATTTTTAGTAGCAATTTTTATTTGCCAATGGTCATTTAACCACATTCATGCGTGGGTTGGAGTTGGCTTAATGGTAGTCACTGCATTAATTTTTATCAATTACTTAATCAATCAAATCAAAAAAACAATGAAAAAAACAAACATGATTTTGATAGTTGCGATACTATCGTTAGTTGCCATATCTTGTGGAACAAGAGTTGAACCAAATTATCAGGGTGTATTGATGGAAAACTATGGTAAGAATGGTAAAATTGATTTTTTACAAAAATATCGTAACTATGCCGTAGTTACGGTAAGAAAATTTTAGTGTATGGTGGACTCTCATCCTGTCAAAGGGGTGGGAGTCACTTTACTTAACCGGGCTAATTAATCAAGTGGTAAGATAACAGTCTGCAAAACTGTGTTCACTGGTTCAATCCCAGTATTAGCCTCTAAAAATATAAAATTATGCAACAGAAAATTGATAAATTACTTAAGATTTTAAGAGAAAGATACATAGAAGAAGAAAAAGTTAATTGTTTAGAAGGAGGGTTTGCAAGTTTTGATAAAGGAAGAGATCGTAGTGATCCTCATTTTAAAATGTGTATTCCTAGTAACAATGAGAATGGAAGTCTTTTTCAATATGATGAGAAAGAAGATACTCTTTGTGTATGGGGAAGAGGAATAGGACTTGTTTATAAACAAGGGTATTGGGCTGCTAAAACAGGAGAATCTGGTCCACAGTATATACCAATAGAAATTTTATCACCTGAAATTTATTAAAACAAAAACAAACTATTATGTTAAAAAAATTTGATGATGAAACATATCAGTTTTCAACTGGTAGATTCATAACACCCAATTGTGATGTTATTGGTATTGATGAAAATGGTGATTTACATGAAGGGTATGATAATATGATGGAACCTAAATTAGAAGATGAAGATGGTACAATAGAGGTTGATCATGATAATACGGATTTTACACCTATTGAAAAACATGAACTTGCTCAATATATGATAAGTTTATGGAGTAAATTATTATTACAAGAACCTCAATATTAAATACTATGGCAATACTAACTAAAATAGAAGCTCACCGATATGGTGAAAATCATCCTAATGGTATTAATATAGGATATAAAAGAGAGTCGAAAATATATGATCCTGAGCCTATTATAGGTGAAAGTTATTTTATTGGCTCATTTGGTTCATCTCCTGTAACTGAAATAATATCTAAAGATGATAAGGGATTTGTATTTAAAACAAAAAATTCAACTTATAAAATAGAGTTATGATAACACAATTAACCCCAGATATAAATGGTAAGAGTATAAACTGTATTATAGGAGGTGAACCTATAAATAACGCAGTGATTGTATATGAGGATTTAAGATATTATATCTTACAAGATGTTCATAGTGGTTCTTTCCCCCCTACTATAAAAGCAAGTAAATTTGGTAAAAAACTATCTTGGTGTGTAGGAAGAGGTAATAAAGGGGATTTATTCAGAAATCAAACAAGTAACATTCAAATTATAAATCAAGAATATGAGCTATATTAAAAGTTTAACAACAGAAATGGATGGCAAACACATAACTTGTAAAATAGAAAATACAGTAATAAGTGATGCCAGGATAGTATTTGAAGAAGATAATTACTATATAGTACAAAACCTTAAAAATGGTTCTGATTGTAATGAGAAACTTGGATACAAATACAGTTGGGTTGTTAGTGATGGGACTCCATATGCTATAGAAACCAATAGTGTAACTAATATTCAATTGTTAAATTCTGATTACGAAATTTATTAATTATGATAACAGATCTTATTTACTGTCCTGAATGTGATGTTTGGGAAGTAGAGTCACATATACATAAACCAATTTTAATTAACTAAAAACTAGGAAGCTATGTCATTAAGAACATCAGGTGGAGTTTTTTCAAGAAGAAAAACAGCTCTACATTATCTGCAAAACCAGTTAAAAACAGGTCAAAAACCTTCTAAAGAAGGTCCAGTTCCTTTAACTGATAAAGATACAGAAAGGATTAAAAAAGAAATAACAACTTTACAATCACGAATCTAAAACATTTACCATGCCAAAAAATCGTTTGATAATCAGCTTTTGGGATACTACTCCCTCAAAACACAAAATTTACAATGAATCCATGAGATGTACATCTGAAGCAGGGGCTGATAAAATCATAGCCCGTAGACCAGATAAAAGTATGTCTCATGCCAGATATTTCGATAACACTGGACAGGAGATTGTATATAATTTTAATCACTTAGATCCTCAATAAACAAATATATATAAAATAATATAGGTTCAGGTGGTAGGGGAGGGAAGAAATTCTCTCTCCTTTTTAAAATATAAATTATGAGAAACTTACAACTTTGGTACATCAGACATTTTAAAATTATTAACATCAAGAAAGCTAATCAATTACATTTAAAACATTTTCGTAATATATATGGAAATGGTATAAATCATTTGAATTGCAGATCTTTATGGGTAGATAAACAAAATAGAGTGTACAGAGTTCAACAATTATTAATAACTAAATCTATTTGATATGGAACATTTTTTCAAAATAGTAGATAAAAGAGATGGGGAAAGTATTTATGATTCAAGAACTCCTTATCATACTGAAGCAATAGCTCTTGAACAAGGGGAAGAATTGCGTAGAGAATTAAGAGTATCTTCTGTAAATTATAAAGTAATAGCTGAACCTGCTATGCAGGAAGCTTAAAATAAATGGTAATCGCAGACACTTCTAGAGAGGTGATTAGAAGAAAGGGGTTCGACTCCCCTGTCCTCCACAATAGCTATGGCTAGTATTGCCAAGTCCTATATCCTTGAGTAAGATATAGGCAAATTAATTGGGGGACATTTGGCACTTGATTCTAATATTACGACTAGGAGAGATTATCAGTAAACCTAAAAGGCAGAGTAATCTCCTTCAAAAGGTCAGCTATGAGAATAGCTGCCTAATTTGCGAAGTAATTCCTACGAAACTGGGATTAAACCCCTCATCATTTGGTGAGGGGATTTTTATCATTTCACCAATAAATTAACATAAAAATGAAAACAATGTTTTTCAACTTTACAGAAGGTAAAGAAGTAAATCCTTTAGAAGGGATTAAGAAGTTCTTTATTAACCCTATTAATCCCAAATTATATCTCAAACTAAAAATTGAGAAAATTTGTGAGAGTATTAAACCTCATTACGGTTTTGATAGGGGATTACCTGTATTTATATATCCTTTAGCAGCATTAGGTTTGGAAACATGTACTGTTTCTTTTGCCACACCTACTAATGGAATGATAATTACTAAAAGAGGTGCTATCTTGTTTCATATACAAGGTGAATTTTTGGTTGTAGATTCGGTTTTGGATAAGGTTTGTTAGTTTTCAGTGTACCCTCTCCTTCTTTTAATTAGGAAGGGGAGGGTTTTTAAATTTTAAAATTATGCAAATAAATGATATAGTTGTATGTTTACCTGGGTTTAATAACTCAGATACAGATAAAGGAAAGCTTTTAAAAGGAGGTACAGGTTATAAAGAAGGTCTTATTGTTAAAATAAGAACAGTTGAGGAAATAATAATAAACGAAACTTCTCCTATTATTTGGACAGATTGTGGAAGAGGTATATGGGGACAAGCTGTAAGACCTGCTACAGCTTATGAGATACAAGGTTTTAAAAAAGGTATTACATACATAAAAAATATAAAATATGAGCCAGAATATTATTAATATACCAATAGATACATTTTTACCTTATAGATGTGTTACCTGGGATATTAGAACAGATAATGCTTACAGGCATTGGCGTAAAGAAAAATATAAGATATATGGTGAAGCAACATATGGTGATGAAGAGTATTACTGTATAGAAGAACCAGATTATCCTGGTGAGAATTATTACATGGTAAGAAAACAAGATTTGTTACCTTTTAGAGAGTATGCATATGAAATATACTGATTTAATTCCTGGAAAGTATTATTATACTGATTGGGTAGATGGTGAAGGTTATAAATATATATTACAATATACTCCAAATAAGTCTGATAATATAGATTTAACACATAACAAATTTTATAAGGCAAGTGGTTGTTTTGAAAGAACTGATGTAGTATTTAGAATTGCTACACCTTTTGAAATACAATGGTTACAAATGTGCCAGAAAAAAAAACAAATATATTGAATTTAAAGAGCCTATTTATGAACTATACTGATTTAATACCAGACCAATATTATTATACAGAGCATTGGACACATTACCCTTATATATTTAAAGCTGATAATTTAGAACATTGTATGCATTTAGGTGTTAGAGATAAATTATTAGGCTCTTCTGCAAATTTTTCAAAAGTCACTAAATACAGACTTGCTACTTATCAGGAGATAGTTTGGTTTGAATTGTGTAAGAAAGCAGGTAAATATATTGAGAAACCCATTTTTGAAGAAGAAATTTATTAATTATGTATTATATAAAATGTAATTATGCTTGGAATAATCGAGCAATAATAGGGAAAATATATGAAGTTGAGGATTTAAATACGAATAGTGGGTTTTCTTGTTATACATGGGCTAAGCTTTTAGAAAAACAATATCCTGTAAATAAAAATGCTTTTGAAATAGTATTATTAGAAGAAGAAATATATTAACTTATGGGAGAGAGACAGAATATAAAGAAGCTAATCTATGCGGAACAAGCTAAATTTCCTGCTGATAAAGAGAAAATAGCAGAATTAAACAGGTTATTAAGAAAACATCCACCTCTTATAGAGGATGAAAAAAGGTATAACTTTACAAACAGATTATATGAAAGAAAATCAATTTAAAATAGGTGATACTATAACTATACATAAAGAACCAAGTATGTGGTCTTCTGAATTATCCGATAAAAATCCAAAAAAAGGTATAATATATCCTTGGAAAGGCATCATAGAAGGATTAAAAACAACTGAAATAGGACTAAATGGGTTAATCAGTGGTTATGGTTTTTCTATGGATCATATAAAAGATTACACAATAAATTCAAATACATATGAAATCTACTAAATTTCACTATCTTTGTTCAGAAGAAGTAAGATTGGATAAAGATGTAAGGCTATTAATATTAAACCCTATAATGGGAAGAAACTATGTAGTCCCATATTATAGTAATAGTCCACCTAAATCAGGTAAGATTCTATATGGTTTTAAAACAAAAAGACTAAAATGAAATATTATAAAGTATTAAAAAGCTGGGATTACTATTCGGAAGATTCTGAAGAAATTCTTTTCAGCTATATAAAAGGAAGTTATATAACAGAAGATACTTTTCCCGAAAGGAATTTTGGTAGTTATGGAAGTTTTGAGGATTACTATGAAGAAGTTAAAGAAATTCCTTACGAAGAAATATATTAAACAAACAAACCATATATGAAAAAAGAAAATGAAATCCCAATTGGTACAAGAGTAATGTTAAACCCTACATCTAGATGGGTAAATAGTGGATCATTAAAACCAACCAGTAAAAATCCTTTAAATATAAAAGGGACTATAGATGGTTATAATAATAATGATGATACATATGAAGTTGAGTGGGATAATTGGGGACTGAATTCTAATTACAAAATAGGAGAAGACCTAATTATATTAGGTGAAAATTTAAATCAAGAATTTTATTATTAATAATTAAAAACAAACAAAATGGCAACAAAAGCAAAAAACATGGAAGTAGCAACTGCAACACAATTTACATTGGAAGAAGTTCCAAATTTACTTCAGCAGGTAAATGATCAAATTAAAAAACTTAAAGGAGATAAAGAGAGGGCTGCTAAGATAACCACCCCTTTGGGAGCATTCGGGATAATTTCCGATATTAAGGATCCTGCTCGTTTAATGGATGCTTATGCATTCATAACAAGGAAAGCGGCTGCTTATGCAGAATTTACCCCTGTATTTCAGGAAGTAGATAGCTTAACTCCTATTAAAGCTTTTACTGAAGGTGGTCATTCTTTAAAGCAATGGCAGGATGAAATCATGGCTCAGTACAGGGAAACTACTTTTGAATCTAAACTGGCTAAGTTGACCGAAGCTAAGAGGATTTTGGAAGAGAACCTAAGCAGGGAGCAAAAGTTTGTTGCTTCTATGCAAAACATTAAAGATTTGTTTGCATAATCTTCCATTTTTAATAATAGCCCTCACTTAATTGTGGGGGCTATTATTTTAAATTTTTTATCATTGAATTTGAATAATTATGAAATATACTAAAGAGTATTATGGAAAAAATAAAATAGTTTTACAGATTGGTCTTGATGAGGAATTAAGACAATTGGCTTGTGAGTTATTAGGTATAAAATCTTTATCAAATTTATATGCTGGCATGTGTATTAATCTAGGGATTGGGCTACACTGTAATGAGGAATGGTATAGGGAGCATGATTATATTATTATATCAAAAGAAGAATTTTATCAACATCAAAATATAAATAAAGCATATGAAATATATTAAAGGTACTTATTACCATATTATTTATAAGTATGTAGATCCATTTTTAGCTTTTTGTCTAGAGGATAATGACAAAAAGATATGGGCAAAAATTGTAAATTTTGACGGATCTACTGGTCCAATTCAGGAATTGATTTCTTTTGTAGAAGCTAAATTGGCAACTCCTAAAGAAATAGCTTATTTTGAACATATACAAGCAGGGAATGAAACATCTTTTGAGGGGTTTAATTATAAAAATGATGAATATGAAATACTGTATTAAAAGAGTAGGAAATATTTCAGAAATGAATGAATTTTTTACAAAATTAAATGATAGAAAGTACTTTTCTATTAATTCTTCTTTTGAAGATGAGTATTATTATTATCATTATCCTTTATGTAATAACAAATGTATATTCCTAGGAAAACAAAAAGGTTATAAAGAAATATCCTTTGAAGATTTTAAAAGAGTTTATAATCAAAAAGAAATCATAGAATATGAAATATATTAAAGGAGATTATATAGTCTTATTAACTACTTGTGTTGGAGTAGAAGATATTTGGCGAAGTATACCAATAGGGTATGTTTACAAACTTACTAGAAACTTTGATTGGTTTGCTTTATGTATAGAAAAGAATATGAATGGAAATTTTGATGGTTGGTCTATAAGTAATTCAAAAGAGAATAAAATATCACATGGTAAAATGACAGTTAGGGCTGCTGCACTATATGAAATTGAGGACTATATAAGAGCTGGTAGACCAGTAAAAGCGAATCAAATAAGGGCATACGAAATTTATTAAATAATTAAAACTTAATATCATGAAATATCAACTTGTTTATCAATCTTCTAACTACAAAGATTTTCCTAAACCAAAAGTAGGCGAACCTGGGTTTTTTAGAAAACTTGCTAATAATCGTAATAATTGTGAATTACAAGATGCTAAAAAACGTATTAGAAAGAATTTACATGGTGGGTATAATTATACACCATCCAGAGCTTATTTTAACTTTATTCAAAAACATACTGTAAAAACCTTTTCTGGTATTTTATGGAATAAAAATATTTAACCATGTTAGTTTTAATTATATTAATAGCTATTATAGTTGCTACCATTATTGTATTTGAACCAAATATAGACATTACTACTGAAAAAGAAGTACTCTTATGGTTCAATAATAGTGGTTATAAAAGGAAATTTATAAAATTGTTTAATTTATGACAAAGAAAGAAATCTTAACAAAACTAATTAGAAAATATAACTTAGTTTTACGTGAAATAAAACCTGTTAAAGACTATAGAGAGATACTTAGAATTGTTGATAATCATAATTGTGGAATGGGAATATGTACTGTGACTGATGCCAATTTTAATGTAAGCATATATAATAAAGCATGGGTAAATAGAGAAAAAACAGATAATTTCTATTGGCATACTTATCCCAATGAGGTAACTAGTAAAGCTGAAATTATTGATTGCTTACAATTTAGAGTTGATAAAATGAAAAAAATACTAAAAACCTGTAAATGAAGAGTAAAGAACAGAAGTTAATAGATATATGTTTTTCATTATGTATATCTCAACTTATAGATATGAAGAAGTATCCCGAAATATGGAAAAATAAATCTATACCAGAAGTAGCTGAATGGATTACTGATCAATTAAAACAATGTGGTTTTGAAACTTTTCCAATAGGTTCTTCATGGGGAGTATTAATAGAGGATAAAGATTTACTAAAAAAATTAAAGGGGGGAATATGAATATAACATTAGAAAAATACATAAAAGTACTTAATGCAGGATTTTCACTGGATATACTGTATTTGTTAAAACTTATTAAAGATAAAGTAGATATAACAGATGCTATCCTTCTTCCTAAAATAGGAGCTATTAACCAGATGTTATTAAGAAAACAATTAATAACTGAAGACAATCAGGTTACTATGTCTGGAGAAGAGTTATTGTCTTATATGGAAGACGATGGAAACCCTAAAGAGTTAGTTAAGAGGTTGAAAACCAATGATTTTGAGAAGTGGTGGGTTACTTATCCTGCAACAAACATGTTTGTTTATAAGAATAAGACCTTTAAAGGTACTCAAAGTAAAAGAGTTAAGAAGCTGGATTGTAAACAATTGTTTAACAAGTACATTAATGAAGGTTTTACTGCTGATGATATAATAAATGCTACTGAATATCATATTCAAATGGCAAAGGATTTATCTTTTAAAAAAGGAGAAAATCAGATAAGTTTTATAGGTAATTCCTATAGATATTTAAATGAGAAGATGTTTCAACCTTTTATTGAGATTTACAAACAAAATATTAACAAACAACCTGAACAGGTTGGAAATGCTGTAGATATATGAAATATACAATAGAATATCTAAAAAGACACCCAGTAGCTGTTAGTTGTGTAACTGAGGAACAATTTTTAAAAGTTACTAAATTATTAGAATTATCTTTTGCTGGTAGAACAGATTATTGGGAATCTTACAAAGAAAGAACTAAGGTTAGTTACACTTTTAGGACTGGTGGACCAATTCCTCATCCAATAGGAGATGATTGCTATGGTTCTAATTTTGATGGGTTTGATATTATATCAGCAGAAACACTTTTTTTAGATAATCAAATTTTTGAAAATTATGAGATATACTAAAGATAATATAAACGGAGTTACTTTTAGAGTAGGAGAGCGAGGTACTGCCATATACATAATAGATCCTAATTATAAAGATACCAGAAGCTTGTCAAGAGTAAGTGGACATTCTGTAGAAAGTATATTACGAGAATTAAATAGTAATAACTGGATTGAAGTTATACAAGTTGATGGGGAATGGGTAAAAGGACAAAAATTTTTAGAACCTGAAATATACTAATATGTTAACAAAAAAAGATATAGGTAAGAAAATAGTTATGTTTAGAAAAATAGAAGACAAAGACTGGGGAATGATTAGTAAAATAAAAGTAAGATGTAAAGTAGGAGAGCCTGTTACACTCAAACATATAGCAATAAATAACCAATTTAGTAGTTTACACACAGATAAAGACGGTTATTACCCTGCTCATTGTTTTAAATTATTTGAAGAACCTTACGAAATTTATTAATTATGGAAAGATTTAAAAGAATAGATAAGAGTATTTCTGCTCATTGTTGTTTTGCATATTCAATAGTAGATACCAAAGATGGTCTTGAAGATTTTGGAAAACCAGAAGATAATTACTGGAAAACAACAGTATGTGAGTGTTTTGAAGAAGAACATGCTGATATGATTGTTAAAGCTTTAAATGAATTATATGAAAAAGAAATATGATCTTTTACTTAAAAAGCTAAAAGAAGATAAAAAAATGTGGATGTCCAGATTAACTACTACTTGTGATGTACATCTAGTAATGGATAAAGAATTTAAAGCTTATACAGAAGAGCTTATTAGTAACATTATAAGAGTTAATAATCAAATCTATACTCTTGAAAAACTTACAGAAAAATGAAAAAATTAGAACCTAGGATAATTTGTAATAGAATACAAACTCCAGATGGTACAATATTAATATCTCACCATAGACATGATTATCAGACTTATACAGATAAGAATGGATTAGAGTATATGGTAGATGGGGGACAAGATTATTTAAGAAGAAATGTTCATTATGAAGCTCCTCATACTGAATTATCAGTATATGATACAGCTCTTTTTGAAGAAATAAGGAAAGTATTTCATAGAGGAGGAAGAGGAAAAGATGGTAGACAACCTTTAACTTGGATTCCTTTAGATCAGATGTCTGATGAATGGGTAAAAGCTTGTATTGTATATAATAAAGAAAGAGGGTTAAATAAATCCTTTGCAAGTAAAATGTATAGAAAAGAACTTAAATATCGTAAAGAAAACAATATAAAAATTCAAGAATGAACATTCTACAATACATAGAAGAAGAAAAATACTATCTTAAAGACACTAAAGAAGGAAAAAGATGGTATTCTACTAAAAACAGAGGTTTATATGATAAACCAGCTCCTGTATTTACTCATGAAGAATTAATTAAAAAATATGAAAAAGAGTCAAATAAAGAATAAAATCCTAAATTTATCAGAAGATGAGGCTAAAGATATGTTACAGAGAGTAATAGAAGATAGTTATACAATTGTTCAGTGGCCTGAAAGTCAGGATTTAATGGAAAAATCCTGGTTTAAAAAGGAAGCTGTTCTTGATATAAGTCAGATTCATGGCTCAAGTGCCTATTTTGTCCCAACTTTTAAAATTCTTTAATATGAAATTAACAATAATACAAACACCCGATTATATATTGGGTGTAGATAAAGAAGCTATCTTACGTGATGAAGATATTCACATATCTCCAATAAGAGAAGGGATAATGAATACCTTTATTATAGATAATAAGATAGGAAACGATAATTATAAATCAAAACCATTAGATAGAAAAGATTGCTGGAAAGTAATAGCACATACTCCTCTTAATGGTAATAAAGGATTAGAAGGAGTTTGGTCGTTACCTGAGTTTGAATCTCTTGATTACGAGTTTGATAGGAAATTTATGTTCCCTAAAATATCTCCTATAATTGAAAGATTGAGAAAAACAGACTATGAGGCTTTTTTAGATATAGGTGGCAAATTATATGATGCTTGTTTTGATTTTTACAAATCTTCAGGTAGTTATACTGAGGAAGATATGAGGAAAGCTATTGTAATGGCTGTTACAAGTAAAACAGATTTTATCCCTGATATGTGTAATGAAATTATACAATCACTAAAACCATTTCCAATAGAGTTTGAAGTGGAGATGGAGGAATATGGTTATGAACCTGTTATTGGAAAATTTCCTAATTATGAAGTTAATCCAAATCCAAAATTATTTAGACCAAAAATACTTAACAATATTATTCAAGGTAAATATATTTGGAAGCAATTAAACTAATTTAATATGACAATAATTGAAAAAAATATTGAGATAGCTGAAATGATTGGATGGAAAAAGGGCATGTTAGGAGAATTTGTAAAATCTGATACTAAAGCTGATAAAGAAGGAATGGTTAATATTATACCACCTTTTGGATTAAAATTCGATACAGATGCTAACTGGCAGTTTGAAGCGATTGATTGGGTGGAAAAACAAGGTTATCCAGTAACTGTATGTCAAGAATATTGTCAGATTGATACTAACTATCAACCCTATAATGAAATTATAGGTTGTGAAGGAAAAAACAAGAAAGAAGCAATATTTAAAGCACTATTTCAGTTCTCTCAATACTTAAAACAAAAGAAATGAAAAAAAAAGAAAAATAAACAAAGGTCTTTTACATGAAGCAATGGATAGAATTTCAATTATTAATGCAAATCTAAATGATTATGTAATTAATAATAAAGAAGTTAAGAAATTAGTAAAGAAAAAGATTGAGAAAGCTATGGATAAACTAAGTGAAGCGTATCAAGAATTAGGACAGCATATGTAAAATAAAAGAAATGAACATAAAAGAAATAGCTTTACAGAAGAAAGCAGAGTATGAAAATGACTATACAGCATGGTGTGTAAGTAATCCAGGAAAAATAATGAATGGATTATCTAGCATGGCTATAGGAGCTGAACTTGCTTCTTATTGTGATACAAAAGAAGATTTGGGTACTCTTATTAAGGTATATAGTGGAAAGGCTGCTAATGCCACTGGTCCACATGGTCATAAGTTTTTAGTTGATGCATTTAAGGAAATATTAGAAATATACAATAATGAATAAGTTAAACACTCTCAGAGATGAGAAAGCAGACGAACTTTATGAACAATTATCCAATGGAGAAAAAGACTCCCATCCATCAATGAGTGTGGAACGAAATAAATATAAATACTTAATTGAAAGGAAGGATACAAATGAATGGTATTGTATAAATATTACTGGGTATTATGGTACTACTTACGAAGGAGAAACATTTGGGGAAATCCCCGATAAAAAAAATGATTGGACAAACAATGCGAACGATGCACTTCAATTCAATAGCAGACAAGAAGCGGAGCTGTTTATTAAAGGACAGGAATATTTACACGATGTATTACATTTCGACTGTGAAATAACAGAACATGAGTTTATTTCGGAAAATGCAAATCCCTCTCCATCGCCAATAACCCAAACTACTACTTCAATGAGTGCGGAGCAGGGATTGTGCAGATGGATTAAGGCAAGTGAAAGGTTGCCTGGTATAGGTAAGGTTGTTTTAGTGAAATATTTTGACATCTATCAGGAATTGTACTATAAAAATAAAGTATGGTTTGTAAAAGGAACTAACCTTGTAGCTTATTCAGAGTGCTTTAGCTTACAACTTGAATGGCTTGAAACACTTTCCACCGCCCCAACGGTAAAGGCAGATGGTAGAAAGCCATATAATGAAGATGGCACATGTAAAAAGTGCGGTGGCAATCAATGTGATTCAGATAGCCATAAATAATAATCCCCACCGATAACAGAATAAGATAAACAAGTAAGTATTATATAACCAAATTAAACAATAAATGGTATGAAAGCAA